TGGACCAAGTGGACCAAGTGGCGTAGGAAGTCCCGGGCCAACTGGACCAAGTGGACCAAGTGGCCCTGCTAACGGTCCATCCGGACCAAGTGGACCAAGTGGATCAAGTGGACCAAGTGGACCAAGTGGCGTAGGAAGTCCCGGGCCAACTGGACCAAGTGGACCAAGTGGCCCTGCTAACGGTCCATCCGGACCAAGTGGATCAAGTGGACCAAGTGGACCAAGTGGCGTAGGAAGTCCCGGGCCAACTGGACCAAGTGGACCAAGTGGCCCTGCTAACGGTCCATCCGGACCAAGTGGACCAAGTGGACCAAGTGGACCAAGTGGATCAAGTGGGCCAAGTGGAGTAGGAAGTCCTGGGCCAACTGGACCAAGTGGACCAAGTGGACCAAGTGGATCAAGTGGACTGTCAACCTTTACACAAATTACTGCCTCGACTGTAAGAACTGTTGACGCCAAGTTAAAAGAAATTTATGTTACTCCGGAAGATTTTGGTGCAGTAGGCAATGGTATAACAGACGATACCGCAGCAATACAGGCTGCTATTAATACTGGCAAATCTGTATATCTTACAAATGGAAAAACTTATCGTATCACTTCTGGATTAACCATTACTACAGATAGTCAAAGATTTGGCGGTCCTGGTTATATACAGGCAGAGGGCAATATCCAAGCAGTTAAAGTTACAGGAGATTGTAATGGAGTAGAATTAGACTTAACATTTAATTCCCCATTACTATCCGGTACTGCGGTTGTAGTTGATTTTGCTAACAGAGTTTCTATTCGTAAAATATACGGTATAAACATTGGATTACAATCAGGCGGATCGGTTTTATATGTACGCCAATGTAATCAATGTACTGTTGATTGGATATGGGCAGTTGCCGGTGGGGCACAATTTAGTAATAATGTCTATAATTTTCCGTCAGGAACTGGTATCACCTGGTATGGTTCAGATCAGATAAGAAATGGGCGAGCTGACAGATCAGATATTTTACGTATTAATTTTGCTGTTATAAATTGCGGTGGTTACGGATTGAATTGGGATGGTAACTGTCATTCATTATCCTGCGCTAATCTTGGGTTAATAGCAACCAAAGGTGTAATTATTCAAAACACCAGTGGCGGGACCCCTCCGGCTATCGCTAGATTTACTGATCTTGAGATTGATTATCCCACTCAACATGGTGTGGAAATATTAGCCGGTCTTGATTATGATTTTGACATCCCTTATATTCAAGGTGCAGGAATTTTTTATGATGAGTGGTTAAAGAACGGAGTAAATTATACTATTATAAACCCAGGTAGTACCAATTGGACAGCAATTGGCGCCCTTAATAATAATGTAGGAACTACATTTACAAAATCTGGCAGCGTTGGCCCTTCGATAGCCGGTGGCGGATTTGCCAAGGTAACAGGAACAGCATATAGTGGAATTAAAATTTCTTCGGCTATAAACAGTTATCAAGTTAGGGTTCAGGCAGGTAAATCTGTTGGCAATACAGGATATGGCATTGAAAATGATGGTAGCGTGGTCTATTTCGACGGAACAATGGATCTATCATCTAATCTATTGGGTAGAACAAAGGGTCCGGTATGGACTACTTTAGACCGATTAACATTGAATGACGATAATTTTTATCTCACAATGAGCAGCGGTAATCCTTTAATAGTTTTCGGTATTAATTCTTATTGGGCGTATGATAGAATCGGTAAGCAATTAAACCTTACAGTTGATGCTGTAACACCATTAAACATAGCTAAAACCTATGTACAGACACTTACGCCTCTAATAACCCCTACATACACAGTGGCAACATTGCCATCTGGACTCCAGGGAATGCGGGCATTTGTAAGTGATGCTAACACCAGTATATTTTATAGTGTTGCGGCCGGTGGGGGATCGTTTATGGTTCCTGTTTATTATACTGGATCCGAATGGAGAATTGGATAAAATCAAATGGCATATACAATATCAAATACAGACGGATCTAAATTGTTGTCTCTAGCAGACAGCACCATTGATCAATTTACTACTAGCCTGACTTTAATTGGAAAAAATTATACAGGATTTGGACAAGAATTTAATAATAATCTCGTTAAGTTGTTAGCCAATTCGGCAAACAATTCGCCTCCGCGTAGTCCATTAAAAGGTCAATTATGGTATGATTCTACTCCGGGTATCAAGCGACTAAAAGTTTACGACGGGTCTTTTAGCCCTGTCGGTGGAGCAATTATATCACCCGTTCAGCCATCATTAGTACTTGGAGATCTATGGTGGGACTCTACTAATTCTCAATTGAAAGTTTATACTGGTAATACAACTACTGTTGTGGGTCCTGCATTTCCTAAATTAATTGGTGAGAATGGTTTTGTTTTGCCTACGGTTCCTGTTAAGGATATTGATAATGATGCTAAAAATGTAACATTAATTAAAAACCATGGTGTTACACTTGGGTATCTGACTTCTGAACCTTTTGTTATCAATTCTTTAACAAATTTTTCTTATCTAACATCGGGAACAACTACATCCACAGTTAAAGGACTAACTGTTCTCGGAGATATTCAATATAGTGGAAAGATTTCAAACAAGTATCTAACATTAGATTTAAATTTAAGTTATATTACCATACGGGATAATTTATATGAATCTGATCCTATACAAATACTTACTCAAAACTCTAGAATTTCTCAGGTTTTGAGATCGGTTTATCCTATTAATACAGGAATAGATCCAATTCCTAATCATTACACAGCTACATTGAAAGAAACAGGAGTTCCAGTTAATAGCGAAGCAAGGGTGTTATTAAGCTCGACTGTTAATCCTAATCTCTATCAAATTAGACTTTTTATAGCAGCACAAAGTGGAGGTGGAGTATGGGTAAGCAAGAGCACAGGCGGTTCTTTTTCGGCTAGTAATGTTATAAGTGAATTTTCAAGGATTTAAAATATGACTGTTGTAACTGAATTATTCCAATCAGATACTGATCTCTCGGTAGGAATAGTGGTTTCTATTGGAGGAACTGCTGAAATAGTTGCCTGCTCAAATGGTGGTAAAGCAGTTGGTGTGGTATCTAACATCGATCAATCTACAGTAACAGTAGTCGTTAAAGGCAGAGCACAGATACGATGTATAGCACCAATTAAAAAAGGTGATAGATTGGTTCCCTTCGATAATGGTAATGCCAGAGCTGCTCAACCCGGTCATCCAGATGTATTTGCTATTGCATTGGAGGATAGCCAAGAGAAAATCTGGAGTCGAGATTTAGTATCAGGATGGATATTATAATATGCCTTATATTTTAAACAAAACAAATGGAACCAAACTCGTTGTATTAGAAGATGCCAGTTTAGACCTTACTACTAGTTTGAGTTTTGTCGGTAGGAATTATTCCGGTTACGGCGAAATTATCAACGAAAATTTACTAAAATTATTAGAGAATTTTTCTAATACCACTCCTCCTAGTCGTCCGTTAATGGGGCAACTTTGGTTCAATAGTACCGGTGATCAAAGAAGATTAAATGTATGTTATGATGGAAAAAACTTTAAAGGGTTAGCAACACTGCGAGTTCAATCGGCTACACCTATTGCTTCTATTCAAGGCGAGTTATGGTGGGATACTGCTAATAATCAATTAAAGGCATTCAATGGTTCCAGTTATTTAACAGTGGGGCCTACCGTAGTTTCATCTGCTAAATCATCTTGGACATTTACCGAAGAGACCTATATTAATAATAGTACTCCATATAGTATTCCTTTCATTAAAGGCAATCTAAACGGCAGACCTGCTGTTGTTATTACAGCCTTTTCGGAGTTAATAACTACTTCTACCATAAGGGTATCTAACTCTGATCTTAATAGTTCAACCGGCAAGCCAGATTTTAGTAAAGGTATTAGGAAAGGCATAACACTGGCCGGGTGTGATGAAAACGGATCCAGCCGTGCAAATGATTATTATTTTTGGGGAACAGCAGCTGAAGCACTGACGTCAGTTGCTACAACAGGAATCACAGTTACACCAACAGTTTCGGGAAAATTTTATGTTCCTTTTGTAAATACTTATAGTGGCAATTCCACTGTTATAGCATCTACCAGTTCTTTCAGTTATAATGCAGCGACTGGTGTATTAGATACTATCGCTTCCTCTGCATATTATGCAGACTTAGCAGAAAGATATGAATCAGACAACTCATATGAAGTGGGAACTGTTCTCGTAATAGGCGGGGAAAAAGAAGTCACAACAACCAATGTTAAGGCCAATACAGCAGTGATTGGAATAGTGAGTAAAAATCCGGCATATATGATGAATTCTGGTGCCGGAACGGACGAAACTCATCCCTATATTGCCTTAAAAGGTCGTGTTTTTTGTAAGATTTTTGGCACTGTGAAAAAAGGTGATCTATTGGTAACCAGCTCTATTCCAGGGCATGCGGAAGCATGGAGTATAGGTGATAGTCCCAATGCTGTGATAGGAAAAGCCCTGGGATCGCAATCCGAGGGCTTTGGGGTTATAGAAGTTTTGGTGGTTTAAACAGCCATCGATGCTGCTATTGTACCGTGGCTTTCGTAACCAACCAGCTCAATGTCTTCCATACCAAAGTCGGTAATAATACTAATTTCTGGATTTAACAATAGTGTCGGTAGTGCTAAAGGCTTCCTAGATAATTGTTCTTTAACTTGTGCAATGTGATTATTGTAGATATGAGCATCGCCAAATGTGATAATCAGCTCACCTACGTCTAAATTACAGACCTGGGCTATCATGTGTGTAAACAGTGCATAACTAGCAATGTTAAACGGCACTCCCAAAAACATGTCCGCACTGCGCTGATACATTTGGCAACTCAGTCGTCCGTTACTGACATAAAACTGAGACATCATATGACATGGTGGTAATGCCATTAAGTCCAATTCTCCAGGGTTCCATGCTGTAATAATGTGTCGACGACTATAAGGATCTGATTTAATACCGGCAATTAGTTCCAACAATTGGTCATGATTTTGAAGAACAACCTTGTTGATTTTAACCAAAGGTTTACGCCATCTACGCCATTGAACACCGTAGACTCGACCTAGATCACCCGGATGACGTTGCAGTCGTTTATTGACCCAATAATCAGCTCGGGCATTGTCTGTCCAAATGGTTGTTTTTTCAGTGTATCTTTCGCCGTGCAGTATTTCGCGGAGACGATATTCATCCCCGCTACCTTCAATAAACCATAGCAGTTCGGAAACAACTGATCTCCAGGCAAGTCGTTTAGTAGTGACTGCAGGAAACCCATCCTCTAAATTAAACCTCATCTGTAATCCAAAAATACTGAGAGTACCCGTACCTGTGCGATCAGGCCGGGTCTCTCCGTTTTCTAGAACCTGCGCAAGACAATCAAGATACTGTTGCATCGGCCTTTACAGTAACTTTTTTGACTTTGCTTTTGGGAGGATCTAATTCGTCTGCTTGTTTGCGTAACTGTTGAGCTTCGGCAAACAGCTCGTCGGCGCGTTTACGCATGTCGGCAGGACTGTGGGTTTCTACGACTGTTTCTACAACAGGTGATTTTGCAGATTTAGGATTAGGGTTCTTACCATCGGTGATGGCCAAGTCCTCGAGTGCTACACCTTTTTGTTCGGCAATGATAACATTGAGTTCATCCAGTGGAACACTGCTTTGAGGAGTAGGAGTTACCAGCACACCGTTGGTAGGAACCTTTTTAAGGTGACCGTTTACATGAAACCACTCTAGCATGTTACTGCCATCGGGAAACCTGCGAACTGATAAAATGTCGGCCAGTTCATTGGCTGCCTGTGCTTCATTGGTTTGAAGTAAATTCATAAGACTATCGTGATAGGTATCACCTAACACATTAGTTCCTACCACCAAAGCACTGAGCGGATCACCAGGCAAAGTTCGATAGGCAATGACAACTTTTGCGCCATTGTTTTTCATTTTTCCCGTGTGTTTCATGCGAACTCCTAATTATTCTGCAACTGCTTCTGCAGGGACTTCTTCAGACTGAGCCGGAGCAGCAGGTGCTACAGCATTTAGAAATGCATTGACACGATCAAAAACTGCACCAACGGCAGACATTTCTGTTGCCTGGAAAGCGCCGCGACGTGCTGCGGTATCTACAATGGCACGTAGATTTTGAAGGTCGCTGATACTAAGTTCAGGAGTAGGAGCAGCAGGTGCCTCGACACCGGCTTCGGTTTCTGTTGTTACTTGTGCTTGATCATCCATTTTAAAAATATTCCTTTTTGTTGTGTAAATAGGGACATGCTAGTGATAGCATAGTGATCTCCCTGGAATCCTCTATGCCAATTTCCGTCACGCTGATCATTTTATTTGTTTGATCAATGCTTAAGGTTCTCTTAATTGCGTACCTACTATTTAAGTTGTAGTTAATCCAGTGGTCTAATAATTTGATATCTATATCAGTAGATGTTTGAATACAAGCAAAATGCTTGGGGATAAAGTCTAATTTTCTCGCCCCCAAGGCACTTAACGGATTTATCTCACCTCTGCTTAATGCCATTATTTTACATCGTCGTAGTAGGCGTATTGACCAAACGGTGAAACAATGGTATTATTGCCATGAATAATAAACAATGTATCACAATAGTGTTCGTCACCCCACCCGCCACAAGGCAATCCATCCGTGAACATAATAAACTTCTTTGGCTCAATACCGTGTTCTTTCATAAACGTCCAGTTGGCTTCAAAGTCAGTCCCGCCGCCGCCCTTGCATTCATACTCGTTGATATCGTCGGCATTATCGCCGGTAAATTCTGCATAGTTATAAACATCGGTATCAAAGCACCAAAGTTTCAGTTTGAAATCTTTGTATTCTTCCATGATACCTTTGATTTCACTGATCATGTCTTTGCCCATTACATTGGTAATACTACCACTCATATCAATACCGCAGGCTACATCAATGGTTTCTTCGTTCATCATTCCGGGTAATACAGCACCGCAATGCTGACTCTTACGATTAGGACGGTTGAAGCTGAAGTTGCTTTTGAGAATACTTTGGATATTCATACGCAACATCTGCTTCCAATTCATTTTAGGCTCGGTAAAGTCTTTGATCATACGTGCAATACCTGCCGGCACTTTACCTGCGCCTGCAGCCTGTGCGGCAGCTACCACTGCTTCTTTAATCTCATCGCGAATTTTCTTGCGTTCTTCGGCACTGAGTTTAGGACGCTTGCTCTTGCCTTCCTTATCGCCGTCTTCACTGTCACCGTCTTCATCTCCGTCAAGGTGCTCGTCCAATAGTTCGCCAAGATCTTCTACGTTGATCTTTTCGGCCTTTTCGTAAAGATCGTCGTAGATCTCCTCGTAGGACTTACCACGGTATTTGTTATCTTGGTAGATTTTGATCCAATCCGGCACTTCACCAATGCGCTCATCTTTGAGGATTTGATTGGCAGCATAGTCAGCAGCAATGTTGCTTAATACAGGATGCCGCTTATCACGTCGCCCCATGTGATCAAACACATTGTGTAGCACTTCGTGTGCAAAGCCAAACTCGGCCTGTTTTGGGGTCAGTTTGTTGACAAAGTCGTTATTGTAATAAAAGCGACGACCATCTGTGGCCAGTGTAGAACACCAGTCGGTGGCATCAATAAGTTGCATACGAGTAGCAAGATTGCCAAAGAATGGATGCCGAAGCAACAGCCCAATACGAGCGGTTACCAATTTTTCTACAATCTTATTCTTTTCTGCCTGAGTAAAGTTCTTAGGAACAATTTTCTTGGTCTTCTCGGATTTCATTACTGATGACATGTTTTTCTCCGTTATCTAACTATATGTATTCTATTATACACAGATATATTTAATCTGTCAAGAAAATAAGGCCCTTGCGGGCCCTATTTTATTCCATTGCTTGGAGAATATAGCGACCATACTTTTCATGGAAGCGGTCGAAGTTCTTCAACTTGCTAGCATCGAACGGCAGTTTGTATGTGGTCAAGGCCGTCTTGGCCCCCATCACAACCAATTCAGTTGGGAAATTGTCCATCATAAACCCAAAGAAGCAGTCTGCCATAGGATCCCAATCCTTAACTTTTTTCTCATATGCAGCCTGAAGTTCGTAGCACATACTCACAGTAAGTGAATACATGGCTGAAATTTCTTTAATAGCACAGACTTTGACCTTGCCGTGGAGAATATCTGTTGGATCGGGCATCTGCTTGGCAACCTTGCGGTGTGCCATGAACTTAACAGCAAGACCCTCGCCGACTGCACCTGCAACCAAGTCAGTTAGTGTGCTTTCGCTCAAGTCATCGTCCTCCAGCAGTTCGCTAACAAAGGACCAGCTACGTGGAGTAGCAAACGAGCGGCTTGTGCTTTTTGGATCAAAGTCGTAAAGATCCTGTTTAGCAAAGCCGATGTAGCCGACTACCTGCTCGTGGACTTTGTTCAGCGTGGCCCACTGAAGCCAATCATCGTAGTCGCTACGAAGTTCAATATGCAGGAAGCGATTTGCCAACGGAGCCGGCATACGATAAGTAACGCCTTTGTCGGTTTCACGGTTACCGGCTGCTACAATAGCAACACCTTTGGGAAGAACATAGGTGCCAACTCGACGATTGAGAATCAGCTGATAAGCAGCAGCCTGGGTTGCCGGAGCAGCCGAGTTAAGCTCGTCCAGGAACAGGATATCAGTGCTATCTGGGTCAGTAGGCAGTTCTGACGGTGGTGCCCAGGTCATTGTGCCTTGGTCGCTATTGTAATAAGGGATACCTTTGATATCGGTGGGTTCCCAAAGGCTCAATCGCACATCGATAACCCCACGTTCAAACTCGTCGCCGACTTGTTTGACAATATCGCTTTTGCCGATGCCCGGAGGACCCCACATGAACACAGGGCGCTGAATTTTAACGCACTTGCGAATGCTACGCTTGGCCTCGTTTGGGCTAACAGTGCGATTTGCGGAAATTTTCTCTGACATTTAAAAACTCTCAGTTTAGTTGGTAATTTGTAATGTTGATTGCCTACTGCTTCAACATGTATCTATTATACCTTAAACTGTGGTCTCTGTCAAGTTGCTGGCTATTTTAGCCCGTATAAGCCGTTCAATGTTGCCGGAAAACAACACCAATTGAACAGCCAGTCGATCATTGAACACATGAATGGCTTTGGGGGTAATATACCAGGGGACTTCTATGTGATTGTCCAACATGAGTATAAATTGGTTATTGTACTCAAATTCAGCATCATATTTGACTTTGAGATCTCTGATTCCGGCTTGAACCAGTGTTTTATACCCAGCAGTGGTAAGTTGTAATCCGCCCCGATCCTTAATTCTTAAATTTTGCCACCAAAGTCTTTTGTGATTTCTTATGCTGCGATCATCTGTTGGCAGTCCTAATTGTTCTGCCGCATAGCGTGTGATTTCAATCTTTTGATTCATTGGTGACCCGTTCACCGGTGGTTAGTTTATATACAGAAAAGTCTTGTGTATTGAATAATTTATTCATTTTTACTGCGAGATTATGTGCATGGCCAGCATTGGAAAAACTGACCTTTTTATATTTAGGACCGATATGTTGTGCTACCATGCTACTGGTTTTTAGATTGATAGGTTTATCTTGATAAAAAACAGCCCAGATTGCTTCTGCCTCTAAAACTTGTTCTACTTTAAAAGTTTTTTTATTGGTATTTTCCAGTATTACTGTGGGTTTAGGTCGGCTCATGACGATATAGTTCTCCAAATGACAACTATATTTAGCCCATTTTGTTAAAATTTTCCACCATTCATGCGGATTTCAATATCTCCCGATGGCATATTGGTCATTACTTGATCCAAATCACCTGCTAATCGTGTCATTACTACACTGAGACTATTTTGTAAATCGGTTACTTCTTTGATAGACAATGTGAGATCGCGCTGATTGCTTTTGATAGCAACACGAGCACGATTTAAAAAATCTTCAATAGGCAGTGTGTTTAGTTCTTTCATGATTTATTTGATGTATTTAACCGCTGTTTCATCTCTTCTTCAGTTTTAAACGGTCCTTGATAAGGATATCTTTGTAGTGTAATCAGTTTAGGACAATAGGCTTTGGTCCACCCTTTGCGAAATTCAATTAGATAATATCCGGCACAGTATCTACTTTTACTTTTGAGATTTTTAACATACAGCGGCAATCGATTTTTTAAATTATATACCGGATCGTAGGGTTTGGTCTTACAGGGATAATCGTAGATAGCGTAATTTTTATCCTCTTTCTCTGGTTTGAGTTTTTTAATATTATCTTCAAACAGTGCAATGCCCAATTGAGATTTAACTTCGGATAAATTCTTAAAAGAAATCTTACGTCCATTTCTTAAAAATGCATATCCTCGTTTCTCTTTAGAAATACTGCCGATCTTTTCTTCGCCGTATTTTACCAACCATTCTTTATTTGGTATTAGATTTTTTGCTGTTGATGTCATTGAGCATACCTTGCATTAAGTGGTTCCGCATAGCTTTCGACCTGTTCGCTAATTTTTTGTAGGTCAAATGCCGCACAGAATTTAAGTAATCTTATTCCTACCTGTGGAATATTTTTACCTTTTTGTATTTCTTGATCTATTGTTTCTTGTATGAGGGTTCTAATTTCGGCAGGCTGTGCTGTAAGGTCACATAGTTGAACATTGCGCTGATAATCGTCCAGCACACGATGTTCGACACCTTCGTGATCGACCCATCGCTGTAGCATCATATTATTCCAGTTGTAACCACGGTTACTCCTGTCGGCAAATGCTTCTCGTAGTCCCACTTTATTTTTAGTTCCCTTTTCTCTCACACCGGGATAGGCACTGAAGATATTATCGCTGGTATCGCCGCGCATACATTTTTCAAACAGCAACCATTCTGGCTCAGGCGCCGGTTTTACTGCTTTGGTCTTTTTATCAATTACTGGTTTATTTTTCTCGTCGAAGTAGCCTTCGTGTGTAGTAGTGACACCCATGATACCATTATACTGACGTACATTGGGAGCAATGAGTTGAGCAAAGTCTCCGTCTGTGCTGATGATAACATGATTATCTTTGGGATGGCTTTGAATCCAGCCTGCAATGAGATCATCTGCTTCCAGTTGTGGATTATGTAACACACTGGTGTTGGTCTTGTTTAGTACAAAGTCTTTAAACTGATCAAATGTTTCCCAGAATACTCGTTCTTCTTCTGCCTCCCTCGGGCTATGTGCAGCACGGGCTTCGGCTCGCTGACGCTTGTAAGGAGCATAGTGATCCTTGCGCCAACTACGCCCCTCTAAGCAGAAGATGACATGATCGCCTTTGAAGTCTCTCCAGGCCTTGCGAACACTGCTCAATACCGTGTGAATACTCATGCCAATCTTGTCATTGAGATCACCACGTACCACATGTCGGGCACGGAAAAATGTATTTGCAGTATCAACTAGAATATAAGTTTTACTCATCAATAGATCTCAGTTCGTCCATCATCACGTAGGGCACGGTTGACATATCCGGAACCACGACGGCCCATATCAACACCTTGCTCTGTGCCAACATTGCGGCAAAGTTCAGTAAACCATGCATCCACAATGGCCTCATCTGTTTCGCCTGTGTAACCAGCACCTCGTAATTGTAGCACAAAGTATTCATTCCAATCAAGTTCAAAAAAACCGTTGCGAATGTTTTCTTTGTTGACATGAGTGGTCAGTACAGCTACCCAGGGTTCTTTGTTGGCAGTGGCAATTTCTTTTTCTGTGGGTGCAGCCTGCTTTTTAGGGGCAGGTGTTTCTGTGACTTTCTTTTCAAAGAGTTTTTTAAACCATTCCATTATGTTCCCCACTCGTTCTTAAAAAGCGGCACCTGAAGTCGATCACTATATCGCAATCCGTTTTTCATTGCCAGCACGGCTACATTTCGATTATTTAGAGAGTAGACACTTTCTACCCCGCCTACTGGCATTAGATAAACATGCCCTTTAAACCCGGCAGAACGATATTCAGCAACAGCACGTTCGGCATCGGCAAAGTCTTGTTCTGTGGCAATAACAAACTTTAGATAGGCTGTTCCATAATTTTCGTATTCACAGACCGTTTTAGGTTTAATAGCATCTTCCCACTCTTCGCCGCTACAAGGCAGTTTAGCACTGACACTAAATGTAACTTCTCGAGGATAACCAAATCCGTGTTCGTCGATACTAGCACGCCAATTACTTAAATATTCTTTAAATTTTGGTGTAAGTGTTTGGGTGCCATTGGTCTCAAATGTGATCTCTTTTAGTCTGGCCATTTTAGGATGATCTAACAAGTCTGGATATTGTCGTTGCCACCCTAGCAATGGTTCTCCGCCGGTGATAACCAGATGTTCATCGCGCCATTCGCCGTGTGGGAGAATTTCCATAATGCGATCTACAATGGCATCTACAGTAAGCAGAGGACTTAGATCTTTAAATTCTGGCATCCAGGAGGCATATGAGTCGCAACCTGTACTCACAAGGGGCAGATCTTTGTAATCAGTATATGGAGTATTGCCATGAGCAAATGCAATATTATGCCTTTCTATACTTTTTCCTCCACGCGGCATACCAAACCCATCGCAGGTAAAATTACAGCCAAAAGTTCTAAGGAATACACTGGGCACTCCCATGTATCGTCCTTCTCCTTGGATGGAGTAGAATAGTTCACTGATCTTCAGCTTGCTCATAGATATTTGACCATTGTTTAAGTTTTTCAAATTTGGCCAGTTTGGCCTTTTCAATGTTGTGTTGACTAATTACACCGTGCATTTCCAACAGAGTAATCATTGCTACTAGATCGCCCAGTTCTTCTTCTAGGTGTTCTTTATTGGTTTTAGGTTTGCCTGGTTTAATATTGTCCAAACCAAACCTAAAACACTTACTGATTGCCTGAGTAACCTCGGCACACTCTTCCTGCGTAATTAGCAAGATTTCATCAATTTTGTTCATAAATGATATCATTTGTTATCTGTGAGTAAATAGTATACGTTATTATTTAGGTTGTGTCAATAGTATGTCTCAATTAAAAACTCAAATCACTTGGTATCTCAATGATTACTGTAAGTCAGAATGCAGCTATTGCCCTGCATCATTGAGAGGCGGCGGCCTTCCGCCTGATACAGTAGACTACGTTCGTATAGTCAAAGTACTGATAGATCATTATACCACATTAGGAAGAACCATAGATTGGACATTCGACGGTGGTGAACCGTTGGACATGGACGGTACCGTGAGAATTTTGAAACTGTGTAAAGAAGCTGGCGGAACTGTGGATCTTCGTACCAATGGTGGACAACTATGGATGGATTGGTGGGCAGTTGAACCCTTAGTTGATCAGTTGAAATTGAGTTATCATTATTGGCAAAATCCTGCTTTAATCAAATACATTATAGAAACATTCCAATCAAAATCAAAACCTATTGATGTCATTGTTCCTATCCGTCCGGATCATTTTGATGAAGATCTTGAAAGAGCATTGACAATTGAAAGAGAACATAAGTTTGTAGTTAGCAAATCAGTTTTATATGCGAATGCCAGAGGGGATGATGCTATGTTTCCCTACACTGAACATCAGTTGGATATAATTCAAGGTAGAACTGCTGTAGAGCAAAAAATACATTTTGAATCAACTACTTGGCAAGAGCGGCATGATGAAAAATACAATATCAATCCAGTTTATACCGGAATGAGGTGTAATGTGGGAATAGAGCGTTTAAGAATAAATCACAATGGCTGGGTAGCAGGAAGTGATTGTAATAATCAACCTCTAGGAAATATTTGGTCAGAACAGTGGGCTCCACCAACGGAGCCCCAAACATGTGTTATGCAGGCCTGTGTATCACAGACAGATCAACAAATTACTAAATTTCAGTGAGCAGTGGCTCTTTCTGACAAATACTGTTCGTTGTGTATCCAGCGATTATTGACCAAAAATCCCCATTCTCTCTTTTGTGGGCCGGGCATAAACATAGTCCAAGGAGTTATCCCTTCAACCATTTCAATACGGTGATAACTATTAGCACTACTAACCCTAAAATGGCCAGGACCACGCCAGTGACAAACTTCGTCAATTTTTTTGCCGTCCTTGTCAAAAACTGGAACCCATTCGTTGTAGCCACCTTTGAGGATCAGCGTGGCGTAAGGCCATGGATGATCATGTACATCATCGGGATCTGATTTAAGAAATTTATGAATGAATATGTTAAATGGAAACCATGATCTGTCTTTAAGGAAAACATAATATCTTTCAAGGTAAGGTTCATGATTTACTCGATCCATAATAATTCGTTTACGACCTGCCTTTTCTAGCAGATCCAGCATCCATTTGCCAATTTTCATTTTAGAACCGTTGATTAAAGGAAATCCCGGCAACATTATCACTAACACCTGTCTGTCCACGATAGTTTTGACGATTTTCTACAAAAGCCAGGACATTTGAACGATCTTCATCTTTGAACTTGTAGTAAAGTCCTACTCGTGTTTCATGAACTGTGGCAGCAAGGTTTTGACGGCTATTCTGAATCACATTGAAGTTGCTGTCTAATCCCACCGGGGCGGTAACATCTGCCATAGCACGATATACCGACACAGGTTGATATACCATTAAGCCCAGGGCGTTCTTGGTATCCAATTTGTGCTCAGCACCCAGTGTCCAGGTATAGCTCATCACGGAACCTAAGTTGCTGATATTATCGCTGGTGCTGGATGCCAGTGTAACCCCGTGTGTAACATTGGCGTAGAAATTGTTCTTACCAACATCGCGATCAACGCCTACACCTGTAAAGTATGTGGAGCTCATTTTATTATTGCCCCCACCGCCGAAACTGTTTAGAGCATTGCCAAGCCAAGTGTTGTTTTCTACAAACATTCCTGAAGTGAATTTAATATTGGCATAGTCATTGCGCAACTGATACCCCATTTCGATCATGCCTGGATTATTTCCGACCATGTTGAACGTGTTGTTACGATACAGTTTAACTTCAAAATCGCCAGTTTCGTTATGAACATAATCAGTGTAATTGTTAAACTGGCTATAATTATTACGAGTTTCGTATGGCATTGACGTCTGTGCTACATTAAAATAACTTTGATTATTGTAGGCAGTTAGTGTTTTACCCGGAAGGTAAAAGTCACGTTGGAAACTATCTACCACCATAACACCACTAATTTTGCCGGTTCCGGCACTTCCGCCAGTGACCAACACAGGCTGAATAGCAGTGGTTGTCGGCCCGCTTAACCTTCCTGTAGTAGGAATGCCTAATGATCCAACTGGGCGAGTGGCCTTATCAAGATCCATTAGTCCTTGACCGTACAATTCTGGTTTGTACCCTGGAAGATTTTTGTTGGCTGTAACAAATAGTAACTGAGCAATGTTAGCACCGGTCATCTGCGGCCACATTTGGCGGATAATGGCTACACCACCACTGATAGCCGGAGCAGCCATGGATGTTCCGGACATGTTACTCAACCCAGTTCTATTTAGACTAGTTGGAACGGTTGAGCTAATGCCGACGCCTGGGGCCAGCAAATAAAATTGGCTCATTTTATATTTGTCTTGGCACACATTGGCAACCACAGCCTGGCAAAGAGTAGCAGCAGCATTACTACCGGTTCCTAATCCTGCATTGCTTTGCTCGTTCCAGTTACCGGCAATGATTACTCGACCGCCAAGCAACAGGTTGCCATTTTTATCTGTAGCGGTAGCAATTTGGGACAATCCTCCTGACCATGGTGTGCCATCATTGCCTGCAGCCAGGACCAGCACCATATTGCCTTTCATGGCGTCTGCCCATTGTTGGGGGTTTGACATGCCCGGCAAGTTCCCGGTATTGGTATGGACGGTGGAGTAAACACCGGGTGCAATAAGTTTTGCTCCAATTGCAGTTGCAGACAATGTGTTACTGAAACTCAAATTGGCAACATCGGCATTGTTGTTATTGGCCCACTGGATACCATTACCGAGTGTGGTTGTGGTGGCCATGCCGTTGTTGGTAACTTTGCCAATAAGCAGAGTAGAATCAAATGCTACACCTGCAACTCCAACACCATTAAAGGCCGCACCGGCAATCCCTGCTACATGGGTTCCATGTCCGAGTCTATCAATAATGCTGCCGCTATTACTAAAATCTTGGATCAGTTTAATACGATTGGCAAATTCGGTATTCTTGGTATCAATGCCGGAATCAAGTATAGCAATTACACTACCTTTCCCGGTATATCCGCGGCTCCAAGCAGAACTGGCTTTAACACTATCTAATGTTCGGCTTTTGTAATATTCGCTGGTTTCCCAAACCGCAGTTTGTGCCACGGCTCCGGTTGAAATTAGAAAAGCAATACTGGCGGCAAGTTTTTTGAGTTTCATTTGTGTTTCCTTACAATGTAAGATTATTAAGGTGAGTTAATCAAGTTCTATTCTAACATTAATGTACTGATAAGTCAAATCAATATTTGGCTTGACGTGAGTGTTGTCTATAATCTACACTGTCTCGACGCCACTCTTCTCCATGGCCTTGCAGAATGTCTACAATTCGATCAATACAGTCATTGGTCCAATCACTGATCTTACCTAAATTTGGATGTTCCTGTTTAAGAAGATTTTCCAATTTATGAATAGCATCCTCAATACTCCAAGGAACATAAAGGCGCTCGTGATCATTGGCAAAAGTTTCTGGGAAACTGCGATATGCTGGAAACAGCACATTACACCCAAGTGAATCGGCTTCACTAACAGTATTGCTAGTCCAATCTTGTAGAGCACAATTAAACAGCACACGAGTGTCATTTAGAATACCATAGTATTCGTCCTTTTCCAGATCCTCGTAGATTGTCAACTGACCTCGGGCTTCTAACTCACGAGCACGTTGTACATACCGGTCACTATTTGAACGTAATCGGCTTCCGGAAAGAATACAAAATTCTACAGGTTGGCGATTTTGAACTCGAGCAATGTCGTTTGGATAACGACGGAACCATTCTTCAATCAAGTCCATGTAGAAGTCTGGTTGTTTCTCCTGGTCCCACCTTGCAGAAAATGCCACACGATGGGCACGATTCTCAAATGGTTTTACATCATCAACACGACTCATTACTTCCTGTTTCCCAAAAGCCAAACCGGAGATGTTATAGATTGGAGCAGTCCAGCCGGCGATCTTCATGTGCATGACCATTTCTTCATTACTGGCCAACACACCGTCTACAAATGAGTCAACCATTTTTTCATATTGACCCATCCATTGACTCATTCCCCAGACATGAACAAAATCATCTGGGTCGATGCTTTGTGCAAGACAGCGGACAAAGATACGAGGACGATGTTCTGCATCAATTTGGTTGAGAATATAAGGAAGACTTTCAATACCGGGGGTAAACATGTCTTCGAAATAAATCACATCCTCATTGGTTACCTGACCTTGCTTCATGAGTTTGACCAATTTGGCCAATTGTGTCATGGAGTAGTAGGTACGGCCATGAGCATCCAGCACTTGTCCGGTCACAATGGCCTGATCGGTATCCAGTGTTTCTCCTTGTACAAACTCGTAGTCAATATTACGACATTCGAATACTGCTTCGTTCCAGTCTTGGAGTTGTAGAGTATAACGAGCTTTGTATGGTTCTAGCCCCATGTACCAAAGTTTTCTCATGCGCGATCGGCCTGTTGACGATTATTGTTATTACCGCCTCGGCGATTGTTTTCGTAGCGACTACGACGTTTAAATTCCTTGTAATCCGGACTGCGATAAAGGTCTTTTTCATCGTAGCGCATGAGATTAAAGCGACAAACGTCGAGCCATTCTTCGAGATCATCAAAGATCTTGTTGACTTCGGGTTTCATACGAAAAGATTTAGTGATATAAGCGGGATGTGCCATGATAAAAATAAAAAGAAAGTTTAAAAATATTATTAAGGTTTATACTCAATAATTCCATCTGATTCTCCGTCCTCGGAGACCACAATCTCATAATACCTTTGTCCGTATTTGGGAATCAGGTGATTTACAAGAATGTCCTGTGCTATCATTTCGCAGGAGCGATGATCTTGGCTCCCAGATTTGATAAAATCATTTAGTGCCCATTTAACTAAGAAAAATTCCAATTCTCGGTCAAGATGGTCAACAGATATTTTAACTTCTACTTTGAACATATGCCTATGTTCATTTTCTAAAAATTGAATACGAGGATCAATAGATCCAGCATTGGGATAGCAGTGAAAGCCCTCAAATTCTGTACGAACTCGAATATAGGACATCTGACTTGGTCTCCAATCTTGCTTCAGCACATTGTTCATTCTGGTGTCGATTCTTTTTTAGTTGCAGGTTTAGGCGCCTTGGCGGTCTTGGGTTTTTCTGGGAGATTGTCTTTCATCATATTATACATTTCCCACAGTTTCCAGTCAATACTTTCCAGCAGTTTAAGCATACGCTCGTCTGTGCCAACTTCAGGAACGCCCTTGGTAATTTTACTAGTGATCATTTTAGAATTTCGTCCTTGTTATATAGTTCCCAGCCTGTGAATTTACTACGGTCCATGAGAGTGTGTAGGCTGTGACACCACACTCCGGGATTGGTTGAGTTAAAATCTCGATCGTCGATTTTAATCATTGTGTTGTAATTCCATAATTTTACATACGGAATTGAAATACGAATTTGTGGAATAAAATTGTTGTATTCACATAACCCACTATCATTAAATTCTTCAACTGCACTGATCGGAATATCTAAACTACAGAGATAATCTCTGTCAAGGAAACTGCTAATCATTTCCTCCCAGGCTTTCCAATATTCTGGATTGTCTGCCGGCGGGTCGAAACTGTGATTAGCGCCAAAGAAAATATGTTCGCACCCTAACAAGTGAGTTTGAATATCCTGGAACCTTTGTAGTCCTACAACAAATAGTGTAGCCTTACCGTATGCAGGAGTATGTTCTACTTCCACTCCGGTAAAAAAGTCGACATCTTCTACGAATTCAGTTGTGTATGTTCTTTTCATGTATCTATTATAGTTGGGTTGGTGAAATTAATCAACCAAGGATTTACTCAAAAAAAAAGTTTCATAGTTTATTTGCTTCAGTAAATACTTTATATTACAGGCTAACAAAATAATGATCGACATATCTTACATATCTCTAGTTGATTCTAGACAGTTGATTGGCAACTATGTATCGGAATGTCGTAAATCTAATCCTTATTATTCGGTAGTTGATATTGGTGGTAGCAAGTTTGGGTGGACTCAGGGAATAGCCGATGTAATAGTAGATCTTGCCGAATCAGATAGTAAACACAGTCTCAGTTTTGATCTATCACGTGCACCAAATTGGGTTAAATTGTTTAATTATGTAGAATATCATGGACCATTTGATTTATGCATATGTACACACACCTTAGAGGATCTTTATAATCCTATACCCGCCTTGGAGTTTATGCCCAAGATAGCTACAGAAGGTTTTATTACTACTCCTAGTATACGTACCGAGTTATCGCATGTAGAAAACAAATCTCATTTAGGATACATACACCATCGTTGGCTATTTGATCAAGATAATTTGGGAATAGTTTTAGCCACTAAATTAGGATTTTTAGAGAATAATTTTCCAGCACAGACATGGCAGGATCATTGTTCAAACATCATGTATCATTGGCGGGACTCTTTACCATATAGTATACTGTCTAACGGATTACTGGGTCCAAATGCCCAGGCTGTTGTTGAACAGTATAAAGAGTTTATTAACAATTCAAAGTGTCTATAGTAATTGAACCGATAGATTTATTCAGATTTAAGATCATCTTCTAATGCTCGAAGTTTTTCATCTTCGGGATTTTCCAACCAAATTTCGTCTGCTCGCGTAACTTCTTCAACTGAAAAAAGATTACCAAACATGTTGTCGCTCTGACCATTAGTGGTGTTTCTTGCTCCGGCAATGCTGGTTAAAAATGATTTAGCATTAGGTTGTTCGAGCATTTCCATGGCCTCTGCAAGTGTCTTGGTTGCAAAGAGTTCTTCAACAAAACGATCAAAATACAGAATGCTTCTCGGAACCCACTCGCTAAATTGATTGCTATTGAGATTTTTAGCATTGAGTTTGTTCCATTCGCGCCAATCTGGTTTGTATTTGGTGCATTCAATATCGGCCAATTGATTGGCTCGTTGAACAGCAACAATATGGCAATAGACATTATGCCCCATCATTAGTGCGTAGGCAAAACTATCCCAACTGGTAGCACCTTCTTTTCCCACTTTGTTTAGCATTCCTGGAGCATAGTGGCAAATATCACCCATGACTAGCCTGCGGCCGAATTCCGATTCGAATGGGAATGGGATTGTGGATTCTGCAAGTGCTTTGTTATCTGGTGCTTTGTCCATAACAACACTGAACTTTTTGGACGTATGTGCCGCATTGGTGTAGGTAAGTCCGTGTGCAGTTGCAACAAACGGTGAGGCGCAGTCAAAAGATATGGTAAGGTTTTCATTGATATGTTCTCTGATTCGTCGTTGAATTGAAGTTAAATAGCAAGCCCAGTCTAATTGAGCAGTTCCGAGAAAGTGTATCCAGTCTTTGTTAGCAAGCAGACCTTCTTCGCGCAGGATCATTAGGCGTTTCAGTGTCATGTCCATCTTGCTCATGTTAACACCACCAAATGCCCAGCCTTCGAATGCCTGATCGCCATAGATGTTATTGTCGCTATATTCCTTAACACCCTCATACCATGTTTCTGCACTGAGCCAATCACTGCCCTGTAGAACATTTAGATATTTTGTACGACCTTGTCGATTCTTTATGAAAAATTCATTGTTGAATCGAGTCTTTAACAAGCAATCATCTGGACTGGTCAATCCGGTTCTTACTCTGTTATTTTTATCACAAGCCCAAATAGGAACATCCAATGTCATTGACCAGTCTGCTGTTGCTTCTAACCAATTGACAATTTCTCCGCGTGTTTTATTTGCTGACTTGCCTTCGAAGTCTTTCCAGTCAAATTTAAGAATACCCTTACCGATTTGGTATCCTCCCGAGTCTCCGAGCAGCATGGTGTTGGCACGATCTCGTTGTTGCAGCATTGAATCATCAGTAAAGGCTTTTTTAAGGTCCAATTGAGCATGACCTGCAGAGTATAGGGCATATTTGTAGGTAAAATATCCTTGCTCGAGGTTAAGAAAGTTCATGCCTTCGACTCCGCGATCAAACCCTGCAGGCATACGATCTTTGGGTATATACTCGCTGAGTCGTTGCTTGGCTACATAGGTGCTGTAGAACGAACTGATGGCCGGAAGAAATACAGAATAATCTCGTTGTAACGGAGTTAGGTCAATTGGTGGTTTCATGCTTGCGCTGGAATAATGTATTTGTAAGTAACCAGGCCGCTGTCCAGTGTAATCTGCATAGCACCTTCATTGCTGAAACTGATCTTGGCATTGTTGGCATCGGCAATTTTAAGAATACCGAGTACAGGTGCCACAGGCCAGGTCCACGATTTGGTAATCTTACCAGTAATACCAGTGGCAAATATAAATTCACCGCCGTGTGTACTAACATCACCAAATATAAATTTCAATTTGTCTCCGTCGGTTTTTGCCAAGAAAGTAACATGTTCTGTATTAGCACCTGCTTGGAATTGGAATCGTTGAATGGCACTGACAGTGGGATCTACTTCAATATCCCATTTAACACCACGGAATTTAACGGTTTTAAGTTTTTCGTTGATGATGTCTTGATTCATAAAACGGTAATCGTTTTTAAAATCGCCATCTGCATTTTCAAAATGAAGACCTACTGGAACTTTGTCGTTATTACGAGTATCGTAAACAACATCAATAGTAGCATCCTGTTGATATTCCTTGCCATCTACAAGATAACGAAGTTTCTCTAACTGTGGCATGCCAAATGTGCCAATCATTTCTGGATGTGGTGTTGCAGTTTCTGCATACATGATTACTGTACGGTCTTCGGCCATGGAATCGATTAGTGTTTGCTGGTCGGTTCCGGTAATCTTAACAATGTTAAGAACTCCAAGTTTTTGTGTATGTGCAACGATGTCTTTGAGTAGGTCTATCATGATATATTTCCTTTGTGTTATTTTATTTAGATTTTAAAACGAAGTCAAGGTAAAATTTAATCGAATGAAAAAAGATTACCAAATGTATTGTTCTGTGTAGTCGAGTTTAAATCCCAATCCAGAACTCCAATGAGATTTTCCAATTTATTGTTAATGATAGTGGCTTCCATTTCGCCGTGGTCGAACGGCAGTTCTTGGAACCATTTAGGTAAACGCAGTTCATCTACAGGATATGCCACACTGGTATATCCCAATGGATTGTCTTTGAGTTTACACACAATCACTTTCATACCATCAACAATATTCATTGAATACTTGTCGCCGTTCATGCGTTTAAGAGTGTTCCAATTGATACTGGCTCTGACATGACCGGGCATATTGGCTTTGCCCTGTTTGGCTTCTTTAGCTTGATATTCGGTGATGTTGTTGGCTCGTTTAGGACTGCCTTTTTCCCACCCTGGGCGGGTTTTAAAGTCTGTTCTAAAATCAGTGATCATATCCAGGATTTCGGTTTCTTCGGCACCATTCAGCACTCGAGTAAGAACTTCTTCCAAAAACTTCTGCATGAATTCCGGAGTATCACTGCGTTTGAGATCCAAGCCCATGGCCTTGATCTTGCCAGGCCGTCCATCTACATCCAGTCGCTTGCCTTCCTTGTCATAGTTAAGAACAGCATAACGCTTTTTGGTAATGAACAGGCCCTTGATGGCAACAATCTCTCGACCGGCTTTGATAACCTCACCACGTGATTTTGGACAATGAAATGCATCCAGCATAAACTCTGAAAAGGTTGAGTTTACTTCTTCTGCTACTGTATCATATAGTTTGACTACAGTATCTTTATCCCATGGAATTTCTCCTTTGGCAATTTCATTCTTCAGTGCGGTATAGGCTGTAAAGTAAGCACTGTCTGTATCACCGTAGATAATGGCTTTGCCAACGTGGTTATAGTCGCCGGTTACTACTTCGTTGATCTTACCGGCCATATGTCGGGCAATTGCACGGCCGGTAAGGGTGGTAGACTGACCGATGCGATTATCAAAGAACCTACAACCAGCATTAAGGATAGCACCGTATAGACTATTAAGATTAATTTTCTTAACCAATTGTCGTTTGTCCCAGTATTCTTCTTCAATTTTATTCTCCGCTTTGATTGCGTCTCGCAGTTTGGCCTGCATTTCCTTACGCTCGGCATACCAGCGTTTAAGCAGGCCAGGAATAATACCTTCGAACTCGTGTGTAAAGATAGTGCCGTTGGCTGAAATCATCCAGGGATTATTGCCATTAAACACCATTTCGTAAATTTGAGCACCACTCATCACATCAGTTCGGCCATCTTCCCAATCAACGACAATATCATGAGTACGATCTTGTGCCATGACAAATTCGTATTCGTTGGTGCCGAACTTGCCTTCCCATGCAGCAGCAAAACTGGATCCCTTGGCCATTTTAGCGTCAATTTCTTCTCGGGTATAATCCATGCGCAGTTGACCAATGATGGTTTCCGGGCCCATGTTTAAGGCACGAATCACCGATGGATATAGACTGTTAATGTCCATACTGCCAATCCAGTCGTGGATGCCTTTTTTAGGATATGCCACATAAGCACCGGCTGCTTGAGTATCTGATCCGTCCTCGCTACGTCTGGGTCTACTGGGCACAATCATACCGCGGTGGTGTGCTTCGTTCACAATGGCCTGCTCAGTTACAGCCACAGCGCCCATTGTGGTCTGTAGCAGCACAGTGTTTTCATGTGCGATGGTGTTGGCTAGATCCAGGAATTTGAGTTTTTTGTCGAGTTTGTCCAGAAGTGCGCAGTCTTGCCGGTTATATTCGATGAATTTACGGAAGTCGTTGTTGTAGAGTTGGTCCAGAGATCCTTCATAGACGGTTTTGTTTTCACCAATTTCCATTTCTCCGATGGCATCCAATCGGTATGTGTGACGTTCTTCATAAGTATATTTCCTGTAAAGTTCCAAACTATCTAAATGTACTCGACCGACTAGATCATATGTAACAGCAGTTTTACCGTATTTTTCATACTCGCGTTTTTTAGGCAGTTGATCCCAAAGACAAAACCTACGAGTATCCTCTTTGCTCAGTACCTTGGTGACTCTATTTACTGTATATGGTATATCAAATCCTTCACTGTTCCACCCACTGAGAACATCGGCATCTTCAATGAGATTAAGGAACGTATCTAACATTTCGTATTCAGTTTCGAATAGAATAGTGTTGGGAAATTCTTTAACTTGTTCTGTGGCCTGTGCCATTGTTAATGTTTTAGGCGGAATAGCCAAGCATACCAGTGTGTCCAGCCATTGTAGATGTACAGCAATAGCAGTAATAGGCATGAATGCATCGTCGGGCGCTGCATATCCACGTTCTGGATCGAAATCTACCTCAATATCGAAGAACGCTACATTTAGTTTTGGAGCATCTCGGCCGAGATAGTTTTCTTCAAGACAGCGAAAAGCAGGATTCATATCACTTTCATACAAACGATGATTGCTGTGAATCTTTTGTTCTTTGACGAATTCTTTGAAACTTTTGGCCGTTACCCTGTTCAACGGCTCATTGTGGATGCTGCGATATTTTCCTCGAGCATCTGGATAATAGAAAACATATCTGGCAGCGTATTCTTGATAGATACGACCTTTTTTTGGATCTCTTTCAACGACCTGAACAATATCTCGGTCGCGATCCCAGCGAGCATCGACGTAACTCATATTTTTCTCCTTTTTGTCTTTTGTGGCAGACAAATACCTCAATGATCATTTGTGGCTGATCTAACCTTACTCAATGTGTATTTATCAACAATCTCACCAGGCCTGTGGAATCAATGGTGACAAGCAAGAGGTAGTTAGCCAGCATACCAAATGAACGGCGAGTCCAAGCAGCCCAGGCATAGATAGCACAACCAGTAATCCACAAAGGGTACATAATAATAAAGGGAGAGGTCGGTACTGTGATAGCCATCGCAATAGCACACCCAATACTAATAGCCCAAGCAACCAACTCCATAATAAACCGAAAACGATTGGACTCATAATCACTCCTGATCCACTCTACGGTAGGCCCAAACAGAGTATTAATCATATTTATTCATCGTCCTTGCGACGATTGGCATGTCCACTGATATCCACAATGGATTCCAGATCGTCGAACTCACGGAATACTTGATCCCATGTATCTTTCTGTGCAATACGAATGGCTTTTTTGATTACACTGGGTTTGACATCCAGTTCTTCGGCTACTGCTTTGATAGTATCATTGAGCCCTTCGGTTAGATCTTGAATTTCCTGTAGGACTGTAACGCCTTCCGCCACGATTTGTTTAATCTTGGCCTGTTCGGGCGCACCGTATGCTTTACTCATAGTGAAGTTCTCCTTATACGCTAGTATAAGTGATTAAGATGTTGTTGTCAAGAATGTTGCAGCAAACTTTTCGCAGAGTCTGCGTATATCAGGATTGGCTGTTTCCAGCAGGGTAAATTCACGATCGTCGTGTTGATCGTCGCCTTGGCTAGGATCCATATAGCCACAGTAGACTTTACGGACTGGGCTACGATTGACTAAATCGGTGCAGCTCTCTCCATATCGGTCATCTGCTGTCGCATCGTGTAATTCGTCGCACGGACTTAGTGTGGTGATGATGATACTGCCTTCGGGTATTTCACCATATTCTCTGTTATACTTATCTATGGCCACACGTTCGGCATGAACTCGTGTTCCATCATCGGCAGGTTGATTTATTCCAAACACAGGACGATTGTCCGGGTCCAGCACACAGGCAGCAACCATACCGTAGTGTTTGGATTCTTTTTGCTGGCCGCGAACAATCATTTCGCACAGTTCAACTATGATATGATCCAGTTTTTTTAGATTATGTATTTCATATCTATCTGGATCATAGACTTCGTTCATTCTCATTTTTTCTGAATCTGTCTGTAGCGAGCCACATCGGCCATGCGATGTTTTTTCTCAACAGTCTTGTTTCTAAACTGTTTATATTTGACAGGATCCGCATGTTCAAAATCATCACGCCATACTTCGGGAGTATCATTTACACTGAGTTTTTGTTCTAGAGCAGTGGATAATGATTCCATATAGATATCTTGTTCTTTGAATTGTTCTTTATTAGTAAACACGTCACTAAACCGATCGCCTAACATGCTGATTAGTTTTGCTTTTTGTTTTTGATCTACAGTAATACTATCGCCTTTGATATTGAATCCCAAATTCATACTACGTAGTTGTTGAGCGATTCTGGCATCTTTAAAACGATAAGTGGTCATGCCTGGTTGTTCGACAGATTTACCACCCATCTGTGTTTGTGGTTTTTTAGCACGTGGTAAATTACCACCAGTCAATTCACCTTCTTCATCATCATTCTCTTCGGGCTTTTGATACATAGTCATACGACGATCATCACCGGCTTCGATATAGTCTCTCAATTGCTTAACATCTTCACCTTGATCGCTGCGTAGTGCGGAACTGTGAATAATAAATTCTGCTGCCTCGGCTCCCACAAAATCCACATCTCTAAATATGGTCCTCAATTGCTGGATAGCAGATCTAAAGTCATCAAACAAGAAATCAATTTTCAGTTTGGTTTTAACTCCGGCCTTGTCTCTAGTTCCACGCTTACTGATCTTGGATACAACGTCTCTCGGGACCGAACCGAAGTCACCAAACACATGAGTAGCACCGGCATTATCTGCTTTGACAATAATGAATAACTTACCACTTGGGCGATCTAGTTCGTCCAGGTGTGATTCTGACACCCCCTCATTTGGCACACAGTTGTTTACTCTAACGCCACCTTTGATTTTTGTACCTTCTTTATGCTTGCCTTTCCAACACTTGGCATCTAACCGTTGCTTGACTTCCATCATGTTATTGCCGTGTGTCTTGCACATACCACAATCTGGGCATGTCATTTCCATAGCAATGCTTTCGTTGTGCTTGCGTTTACCTGCACAATGAGCCTTTTGGCTAAATCCTTTTGGATGCGAACAGTTGATTGAATTCTTGTATTTTTGACTCCACTCTTCGTTATAGTGATCGTGTTTATCGCGAATAGCATCTAACTGTTTTTCACTAGCACCGTCACGACCGGCCTTGGCCAATGCCCGCATTCCATCCTTGCCATACTTTTCGTTGCCCTTGGCAGCACGACTCATTGTGCGATCGCCTTCGCCCATGATCTCATGTTGTAGGCTTTGTAGCACACTGTTGAGATAATCTGCTGCTTTGGTAATCTTGCTTTGTTGCCAAGCATCTAACCCTTCCTCTTCGCTCTTGGTCTTGATCATGGTGTGTAGTTGTTTGGCATTTTGGAAGATACTGTGTAGTTCACTGCCGGCCATGCTGATCTCATGATCCTGATTTTCGGCAAAATCCTTGGTCTTGTGTTTCTCACCGCGAACTTGTTTGCTTTGTTGTTTGCGATCAGTATGTTTGCCACTGCCCTTGGCTACTTTTTGTGCAGCATGAGCAACGGGGCTACGAGGAGTAAGTTTAGGGCTAACATCCTGAACTAGTAGATTACTTCTGCGTTGAACTCCGCCCATTGCCTTGGATACAGATGCAACATTTCCTGCACTGGTTCCACCACCACTGGCACTTTCCAAAACATATCTGGTTACGTCACCTTGATCAATTTTTTTAAATTCGTTGTTCATGATTTTTTATTCCACTGTGATATAGGGCTCACTTTATAAACATCGGACATTTCTTCACTGCGTTTACTAGAGTGAGTTTTTCTGCTGTTGTCGCCGATTTGGCCTGCAGCATACTTGATCATTTCCATTTCTGCTTCTGTGTAGGGTGCTAGTAGCGGATCTCCAGCAATATAACTGGTAGCCTTGGTAGGATACTCCGGAGCACCGGCAAGTGCAATACCCATTCGATAATTTAAATAACTACCGCCGTTGCCATTGTACATATTCTGGTCAGGGAAAGTAGTGGCATTTTTCAACGCACTTTTGTGAACCGAATTTATCTGATGGACACCACTTTCTGTAATAAATTCACTGGCTCTCATTATGCCCGCCTTTCTATAGTGCTTTTAACATCGCCTACGGTAAAATAACTCTTACCATGGCTTTTTCCAAATCCTGGATTTTGTTGCCATACTTTAGCTTTGTTTAGGCCAAATATCTTTCCCCCGTTGGCATCGCCAAGAACAAAGTCATCAGGTTTATCTATAGCAGCAGGCATAAAGGTCAGCATGTAAAGATCACCTACTCCCATGCCGGGTTGAACGCCATTCATCTTATAATACTTATACACATAATCTAATTGTTCTACAGCAGACATTTGTGCCAGTGCTTGTGTGGTAGTGCCCAAATCTCGTGCTGTATCGGGCATAAATTGAATTAGTCCAACTGCGCTACTGGTTCCAGATTTTTGGCTCGGACTCATACTACCGCCGGTTTCGAATTTCATAATTCTCAATAGTTCTTTGGGATCTACACCTAGTTTCTGACCTATTTTATTTAATTTGTCATTAAACTCAGGACTTTGTATAGCAGCAAGATCTTCGGCACTTGGTCCTTTACCTCTCATGGCATTTCTAGCAACATCTGCTGGGGTAGATTTAACTATGGTAATATTACCTGCTGTTAGTGCAGAATTTAATGCAGCTACGGTAGCATCATCGGCACGACCGCTGGCGGGTAATTTACTAGCTGATTGGAATTTTCGTAATGCACCAGCTGTTAGTGGGCCAATGATTCCATCTACACCATCCTTCTTTGGACCGAGATTTCCAAGATCCTGTGATGTAGCTGCCCCTAATGCTAGTAACGCTTTTTGAACATCGGCTACTTCTACTCCCTTGTTACCAGGAGGGACAGACAGCGGTCCGGCAGCGCCAGCTTCATTTTCAAAAAGTTCTCTTATACGCATTATGCTCCCTTGATACTAGAACGCAAAAACCAGGCATGCTTTCTATGAGCATCCATGCGCTCTGCCAAGAAGTTGCTAAGTCCGTGCTCTCCCGCTGCTTCGGCAAGATCATAATTTTTCTTTAGCACAATTTGAATTTTTTCACTGTCTAATAGTAACTCCTGAATCATTTGTTGTAGATTAGGCACTTGATTTTCGTCTTCGATCTTGGTCAGCATATTGAGTGTGTGATAACTGGCAGGCATATATCCACCTAGTTTGCGAACATTTTCGGCAAATGGATCTACGGCACCGTATACTTCTTCGTAGATTTCTTCAAACAATTTGTGATATTCGTAGAAGTCTGGTCCTTCGACATTCCAATGGAAACTATGCACCTTTATATAAAAACTAAAGGTAGTACTGAATGCTATTCGTGTAAGTTGTATCAATTTATCCATTTACTTTCCTATCGGCTTCTCATTAGTGAGATACGGTCTTGAAAACCATAGCCTAAACCATTCTGGTGTTCCGGGGCGTATATCATGCTCTTTCATCAGTCGGACCTTTTCCATAGCTGTCACTGTGATATTACTACCTTTATTTATTTCATTTTGGTGAGCGCGATATTCTTGTAATCTGGCTTGCGATCCTAATCCAGCAAGATATTGAATGATTTTTAGTTCATTTACCGGATCATCGGGCGCAAGATAGCAGTCATCGTCGCTGTCCTGTGGAATATTACTGCTGTCTATTTTGTATTGCTTCATTTACTATGATCCTATCTATCAGTGCGGCCATGATGTTTTCAACTGACTCACTGACTGGTACACAGTTGGGTACAGTGCGACCACCTTTCTTTTTGGTCCCAACAGGCTTATAGCCCTTCCAACATGGATTATCTTCGGGATCACGAAGTCCTTCCCCTACATCTTTTTCTTTAGGCTCGGTATCCTTTTTTGGCGGCGGCATGATACGATCTAGTTCTTTCTGAAACCGTTCTCTATCGGGCTCGCTCTTTTTACGCTCTTTTTCTAACGCACGATTAAAACGCTTTTGTGCCGGACTAGGACCTCCCCAATAGGATTCTTCTGTATCCTGATGTTTATGATGAGATTTTTCTTTGACTAGATCTCGAAGTTCGGCGGTGCTGAGTAAGTTTAGTTCGGCTACTCCATATCCTGTAGCACGAGCAATGGCTCGTATCAAACGCTGGCGCAGCTGATGTTCTTCATCCTCTACCACTGATTTTTTATGATTGGTCAGTGCTGATAGGATTCTTTCTGCTACCGGTTCTGTTGTTTTTTCGGGTGCTGCTACTTTAGCAACAATACCCATGCCTTTGCGGGTTATATCCATTAGGTGTTCAATCCAATCTACACCAAGTCGATTGACATCAAACGCATCGGACCATACTGCCAGTGCATCTTCGGGAGAGTCATTTTTTAAACTGTTGCGTAGCATTGTGCCACTAACACCTGTACCACGGGGTGTAACTTCTAAACTGACCTTAACATGCTCATAGCCCGGAAACTTATTAACAGCCTTCATCAATGCCTGTGGCATGCTGAGATTGCCGCGATCCTCTCCGACCATAATAACAACATTGTCATAGCGTGGCGGCTTGCCAGGTAGAGGATTGATTAGCTCGTGTTTAATCTTTTGTATTAGTGATCCGCCTTGTTGCGTCACAGTACTGATATTGTTGGCATACTGGGGATATAGCTGATGCCATGTTTCCACCTTAACTGATGGTGGAATAGGATCATCTTTGCCTTCCGCATTGCCAATGAATAGATAAGGATCTCCATGTAGTTGTTTGGCTTTGTCAACGGTGTAGTTCCATAGTTCTTGGTGGCCACGATGACCTATAAAACTTCCAATAGCAACCACTGCGGTTTTATTGGCATTCTCTCTACCACGATCGATACGGGCGTTGGCCTTGGCAGTATTTTTAGCAGTGATAAGATCTTTCTGTCTCTGACTGGTGACCTTGATCGGACCTAAGCGACTATTGATAACAATGCCTTCGTATTCGGATCCCAATTTATCTTTTCCTACAATGTTAGGATCTTCGTCGATAGCTCGCTCTAATGCAATCTGAACTGGCTTTAATTTTTCTTCAATCTGTCGGCGTAGATCTGTACTGGCTCGGTCACGCCGTCCTGCTGTACCGCTTACAATAGATTTAAGTTCGTCGATATTGTCTAGCACATTAACGATTTCAGTAACATCCAGCCCTTGTTTTTGAACCAGTCTGTTGCTCATAAACATGACATTGTCGCTTTGGCCCAGTTCCGCTATCTGTTGAACAGCAGCATCACCGTCGGCTATTTCTTCTCCACTACCACCTTCTACAATTCGAAATGGCACCAATACTAGATCAACACCTTGTGGGATCTGATCATATTCAATACCTACAAACTTTAAACCACCTGATTCGGTCTTGGTGGCAAATGGTAGAAACAGCACTTCGCAAGTGACCTGTCTATCCACTAGGAAATCTGGTCCTAATGCACTGTCCACCATTTTAACAGCAGTCATCATTTCGTTGAACAACTTGTCAAAGTTAGCAGCACGACCTAGCACTTCGGGATCGGTGGTGCCTTTTTGTTTGTGGTAATCAAGGAATCCTGCTTTGTATTTGGGTTCAGTACGGCTGGTGCCCATAAAAGGTTTGCCTTGGGCATCCTTACCAAAACGACCACCAAATCCGTCAATTTTAACATTTAGTGGAATATTCTGTAAAACAAATCTGCCACCCGAGTCCTGTAGTTCGTCGACTAAGTCTAAAAAGTCTGCTGGTTTTAGATCACGTAGATGCGGCATGCCTTTGCGTAGTTGTGCCTTTACTGCTGGTTGAGGTTTATTTTTGTCTGCTTCTGCTAACCCTTGTGCTGCCTTGGCTTTTTTCATTGCAGCTCTAGGTTGTTTTTCGCCAGGGTTTGCTACCTTAAATGCTTCTAATTCGTGATAATCATCTTCATAGGCTTTGGCTTGTGCTACGGCCTGCTCTCTCATATTGCCCATGCCCAATTTTTCCAACATAACATCGATAGCCGCAAATTTAGTTTGAGCATCTCTTACAGGATCATCTTTGGTGATCATTTGACCGCCAATTTCAAAACAAATATCCAGGAAATCTTGAACAATCCTGGGCTTACGATCGGGTTTTATATATTTGTTGATTAGGTCCAATGTGCCTATAAAACTCTGTTGTAGTTGGCTGTCATTGCCTTGGGGTTTGCGACCAAAGATCATTTCAAATTGTTCGCTGAGATTTTGAATATAGGTTCTATCTTTAGGATCAACTTCGATCACAATAGGAAGGCCATTGCGACTGCTTTCGCCAGTTTCGGGATCAGTATAAGGCACATGTTTTCTGCTCATACCGCCACCTTGCTTGCTGGCCACGGCAAATGATAACATATTGACTTCGGCGGGTTCGGGATTGATTACTACGCCTCTAGCCTTGCCCCTGCCTTGTAATTTGGCCACATAGGCCTGTTGAGCACTGCCTCCGGATGCCAATGCTCTATAGAGATATTTGTGAAACACACCTTTAATACCAGCAGTAATATCATTCCAATCGCTACTGTGGCTGAATTTAAACCAATCGTCTGGTGTGCCAGTTTCTTCCCCATACCCGCCAAATTCAAAATCTACCTGTATTTTCATAGGAGGATCTTGGAACTGAAATAAAGCATTGAATTGAGAAGTGCCTCGGCTAAATCCAAGAAGTTTAGTGTCGCCAATCTGTTTGCCAGTCATGGCAGTTAGGAATTCTTCTACTTCGGGTTCTAATTTTTCATCGACCTGTGTATCAATATCGCCTACTTTGGGTTTGTGTTTGGCAAACTCCTCGTCACTAACACCGTTGGTATTAAAAAAATGTAGGCTACTACCACTTAAGAATTCACGACTTTGTAGCAAGTTGGCAGACCATAATGGCTTTTTATATTTGGCCTGAAACACCGCACTGATATCATGTAGCATTTTATTAAGCAATCCTACCATAAAACTACGATTATGGACCTTGAGATTGATTTCGTCGGCCTGATGTGGTTTAGTAGGATCGTCGGGATTATCTAATGATAGATTACCACCTTCCATTAATTTGTATTTGTCGCGTTTGATATCGTCGCAATAGTGATCATACAATCGATCACATAGTTCTTCACGCATATCCAGCGGAAATACTTTGCCCAACTTACCGGACATTTTGTTCTTATGATAGAATTCTTTACAGCCCTTTTCCACCATGGGCATGAATTCTTTAACTAGTTGACTCTTATTTTCTTTTTTATTTTGTTGTTGGCGACTTATTTTCTTTGCCAGTGGATGAAAATATTCTTTATGTAGTCTATCGTGGTCTAGTATGTATTGAAACAGTTCATTGGCTATTTCTTGATCGTTGTGGTCTTGATCACTGGAAGATTTAATATCTAGGCTCTTGCCAAAAAATTCAGTTAAAAACATATAGGTTATTCCTGCGAGATTTTATTGACCTGAAACCCAGTAAGGGGTCCTCTTTTAATCGGTCGTCCAAAACTTTTTGGCCATAATAAGGTAGAATGGTTCCACCCTTTTTCTCGGCACATCTTCCTAAATTCTACACCGTTAAGTATAAATGTCTCTTTACTATTTGTAGTTAATTCATATACACATCTAGAATTTCTAATGTAATGTTTATCTTTTCCGGCTTCGTATCCTTTTTTGTGCCATTCGAGTTTCTCTGTATCAGTTTTTTTACTATAGCAAGCCGGTCCGCCTTTTAATCCGGCTGTTTTTTGATGTTCAATAAAGGCTTTTTTGTTGTATGTTTTTAATCCGTGCAGATAGTGCTTGCCACCATAACTCATATTATAAGATTTTGGATCATTAACTATCTCATCATTTACAATTAGTTTTTCTAATTCCCAAAGATTGGTTTCATCCCATGATTCCGCTATTATTTCTTTAGTAAAGTTCTCAACACCGTATTTCTTAATGGCATTAGAAATAGCCTTGCCGCTTCCCATATATGTGTCATTTATATTTTTTGTACGGTGTCTTCCTATGTAGTACCGTCCATTAACATTATTAGTGATTTTATAAATTATGTATTTCATTTTTATCACCACGCCTTACATGACCAGAACCGAGCCTTGGTTCTAGGTCCAGGATTTTCACAATGATGACGTGCTCTAAAACTCTTACGATGTCCAGGCAGGTGCTTTTTAATACTGAGTTTTTTATCACCAAAGTTGACCTTTTTAACATTGCCGGTAACAGGGTCTTTTACATAGACCTTGCTTTTTTTCACATCTCCTGCCATGGGTTTACCTAACGGCACAGTTCTTCCATGGTATTTGGCTTCTTCTAATGGGATATATGCTATAGCAGTCTCGTCTATGGCTAAGATAGGACCGTCGCTTTTCATACCAATTACGGTGGTTTCTAGAACAAAATCGCCAAGTTCTAGTTCAAAAACATCACCTTCTTGGATGGTTTCTTCGACAAAATCCAGTCCATCAAAAAGATCAGCAACACGCATATAAACACTCCTGAGTTAGAGTATTTATTACAGATTAAACAAATGAAATATTAGTGATTATAGTGAATAACTTCTACAACACCGTCGACAATTTCTACTCGTCCACGCACCCAGACAAAGTTTCCTGTAAAGTTATAGCAGTCCACAGTGCTGGTATTTCTATTATTAAATACAGTGTAAGTTACTGTTGTGTTATTGACATCAAACCAGTCGTTGCTACCGGGATCAGTGGCCAAGCTGGCCTGCATACTAACAGTTCCAATAAAAGTAGGAGTAGAGGTATAGGCTACAGTGTGGATACCATCACTACTTCCATAATACCCATCACCTTTAACACGATCACTGAAATAAGTCATCATAGTTGTAGCGGTGTTGGGATAAATCACTGCTACAGTACTGGTTCCGCGGGTATTAAATTCTAAACTTTGACTTAGTGCTGACATATGGTTTCCTAATCGGCAACCTTATTTATGCTAGATCTAGGAACATATTCTTCTACCCTGCGTATTTTTCCACCTGATGCCAACGTGATCATCATGACCATACCTCGATCACGAGCGTAAAAATAACATTCGCTGGGCCAAAATCCCCTGTCGCCGGAAAAATGTCGTCGAGTTCCGGCAGGAATTTCTATACATTCGGAGTTGTATTTTTCTGCCCAGGCCAATATATTAGCCGCTGCGTCTATTGACATGTCTTGAAATACCACACGGAACTGATATTTCATTTTAGGGATATGACTACATAGTACAACCTTTTCGTTGTCCGCCATATAAACAAGTTCTTCTGAATTGGCCGGTTCTGTAATACTGATAACAAATTTTGACAGAGCTGTGGCTATTTCTTGACAGAGATCAGAATCCTTAACAAAAATGCTGATTTGATCCTGATCAATGCGCAACTTTACATCCAACGCTAAAAAAGGTTCTAGTGCTACAACATAGTCCAGTAGTGTTGCCGGATCCATGTGCTTTCTCCTGGCCCAATGACTATTGATCCCAGGAAACATACACCATTTTTTTAGATAATCTATTCCCCTAGCTCGCAGTAAACTAGCTCCTACAATACCGGTTGAGATTTTGTAGGGCCACTCTCCGTAGAATAGTTTATTGGTCTTCAGTTTCTTCGGTGTCATTTTTAATCTTGCCAACAGGCAGTACGTCTACAATATTGAGTTTGAGTTGATTATCAATTACACTGATCTCTACAATCCCACCGTTGGTTAGTTTACCAAACAGAATTTCACGGCTCAGCGGTTTCTTAATCTGTTCGTCAATGACACGCTGCAAGGGTCTAGCGCCCATTTTGCTATCAAATCCTCGATCGACTAGATATCCCAGTGCTATAGCAGTTGGCTTGACATGAATATTCTTGTCCTTGATCAGGCTATTGAGATCGTCAATAAACTTCTTAACAATCTTAGACATGGTGCTTCTATCCAGTTTACCAAAGCGAATCACACCGTCGAGACGATTGCGGAATTCTGGAGCAAAGAATTTATTAACAGCATCTTTAGGATCGCCATCTCGTTCTAAACTACCAAATCCTACACCATTCTTTTCAGCATCAGCAGCACCTAAGTTGCTGGTCATGATAATGATAGCACTACGAGCATCTCCCTTTTTGCCATTACTACCGGTAATAAATCCATTGTCCATGATTTGCAACAGGATAGTTAGGACATCCGGGTGTGCTTTTTCAACTTCATCTAACAACAACACACAGTTAGGAGTTTCCTGTAGACTGGTAATTAGCTGTCCGGCATTTTCTTCGAACCCGATATATCCCGGAGGACTGCCGATAAACTTGGCCACACTGTGTTTTTCCTGAAACTCGCTCATATCAAACCGTACCAGTTTGATACCCATATTAGCGGCCAGTTGTTTAGCTGCCTCAGTTTTGCCTACACCGGTTGGCCCTACAAACAAGAAGCTACCCACTGGCTTGTTAAGGCTTTTTAGTCCGGCTTGAGCAATAAACACCTTGTCTAATAGACTGTCGATGGCTTTTTCCTGTCCGTACACTTTGGCCTTCATGTTCTTTTCCAGAGCCTGAATATTGACATTTTCTTTGTTATTGATTTGGTCAAAGCTGAGATTGGAGATTTTAGCTACTTCAAATACAATTTCTTCGTGATCAACAATGCCATTCTCCTGATCACGAACTTTGAATCTAGCACAGGCACAGTCAATAAGATCGATAGCCTTGTCCGGCAATTTCTTATCGGTCATGTATTTAATGCTGTATTTGACACTGTCGATCACAGCCTGGTTGGTGATTTTAACCTTATGATGTTTTTCGTAGTATTTTTTAACGCCTTTGACAATCTTAATAGCAGTATCTTCATCGGGTTCATCGATAACAACACGTTGGAAACGACGCATAAGAGCGCGATCTTTTTCAAAATGTTTTCGATATTCTTCCCAGGTTGTGGAGGCAATGACCTTAATAGTGCCTTTTCCCAATGCTGATTTCAGCATATTGGCCATGTCGTTGCTGGATCCATTGGAAGCACCAGCGCCATTCATCATATGTGCTTCGTCGATGAATAGGATACACTTGCCTTTCTTTTCGATAGCGCCAATTACGGTCTTGAGACGTTCTTCAAAATCGCCACGATATTTGCTACCTGCTAACATTGCACTGATATCTAAGCTATACACACTATGTTCTTGAATAAACTTAGGAACTGAGCCTTCGATAATTTTACGGGCTAATCCTTCTGCAATGGCAGTTTTACCCACACCTGGGTCACCAATCAGTATGGCATTGGCTTTGGTACGACGAGCCAGTACCAGTTCAATTTCTTCAATTTCTTTGTCCCGCCCGATTACTGGATCAATCTTCTTGGCTTTGGCTTTGGCAGTGAGATTGGTACAAAATTGTACAATCATACGTTCTAGTTGTGCTGTTTTAGCATCAATGGCAGTGGCTTCCTCGTCCTCTCTTACTAATTCTTTCTTTACAAAGTTAACAAATTTATCTTTGTCAATATTGGCTTTTCTAATGAAAAAATTAGCATGACTCTTTTTTTCAGAGAACATGCTGAGAAAACAGTCAACCGGTTCAATAATTTGTCGACCACTGAACAATACCTGTGTAAAAGCACGATTCAACATGCGATCTACACCATTGGTCTTTTTAGGTTTTTCTGCATCGGGATTTATAATTTCCTGTAGATTATCCTTGATATATTTGTCTAGATCGCTTTTAAGAATATCAACATCTGCTCCGAATGCTGTTAATATTTCGGCAAATGAGTCATTATTAACCATACTATACAGAAAATGTTCCAGTGTGATATATTCGTGCTCGTACACACTGGCTATTTTAATAGCATTTTCAAAAATGCTCTCTAAATCTTTATTTGGTTCCAACATATTATTTGTATTTCCTTTTTTGTGTTTTTTTAACTGCTAATGCCCATTTAAGAGTGCTAACTCTGTCCTGGAATACAATACCTTCTAAATGGTCTAGTTCATGTAAAAAACACCTACTTTGATAGTCTTCAAATTCACCTTCTTGCCATGCTCCTGTTCGATCCTGCCATCTAACGCGAATCTTGCGTGGACGTTTAATTTTAACATATATACTAGGAAAACTCAAGCAACCTTCCTCTAATTCGACTAAGTCCTCTGTATTGGCTACGACTATGGGATTAAAAAATGCCTGAGCCAGTTTGGGCAGTCGAACATGGCCCATGGCAAATACACGAGTTGATATACCCATCTGATTGGCCGCAAGCCCTATTCCGTTGCCGGCCAGCATGTTATCTACCAGTAATCGCTCTAAGTCTGCTGGATCCATAACAGGGTTATCAAAATCAAACTCTGGACAGGCAATTCGTAAGGAATCATTAGGGTAGGTCAATATCTTCATATTGGTATTTAACGAAATGCCTGAATCAGTACAGATCGCTGAGATTCTGTTATATTGGTAGGAATGCGAATATTCACAGTCATCAACATGCGGCCACGAAACCTATTATCTGACATGCTGGGCATGCCATGCCCTTGTGCAGCCATGGTTTGTCCTGGTTGTGTTCCTGGTAGTATATTGACTGCCAAGATTCTGCCATCAATAGTTTCGACATCTACTGTTTTGCCCAACATGGCATCTATGCAGTCGATATCTATGTCTTTAACAAGATCGTCGCCATGTCTCTGAAACACCGGATGTTCTAACACGTTCACTGTGAGATGTATGTCTCCCCTTGGTGCATTGGCATAACTGTCATCGCCTATGCCACTTAATCTCAGTGCGGTACCATCCTGTATACCTGCGGGTATGCGAATTTCCAGTGTTTGATTACGACCACTGGGCAGTGTGAGATTGGCCAGTAGATCTTTACCTTGGAATGCTTCTTCCAGTGAGATCTGTGTTTGTATGTTCAGTGTTCTATTACGGGGACTTTGTTGGCGTCTCTGTCCAAATATGTCTCCAAACGGATTATTACCGCCAAACGCATGAGCAAATATATCTTCAAATCCTGGAGGCATACCTCCACCTGAGTGGAAATGAAACCCGCCTGGCATGCCTTGTGGTTGGGGGTTGTCGTATTGTGATCGTTTATCTGGATCACTGAGCGTATCGTATGCTGCTTGTATTTCTTGGAATCGTTGGGTATCCCCGCCCTTGTCTGGGTGGTTCTGGCTGGCTAAACGACGATATGCTCGTTTAATATCATCTGGGCCAGCGTTACGATCAACGCCAAGTATTGAGTAATAATCTGACATATCATGGAAAAAGGTATAGCATATAGTATACTATACCTTTTAAATAAAGTCAAGAAATTTATTTCTTAACTGGAACAGCAGTACCTTCTAGTTTTTTATGGACCTTAATAGTCTTACATACCTTTACGGTTTTGTTGTTCTTTTGATCATTACGACAAATCTTTTTGGTAGTTGTTGCAGAATTTGCTGTAGATACAAAAATTGATAAAAATAATAATACTAAAATTTGTTTCATTTTTGTTTACCAAACTACTGGTGTTTTGGTTATTTTACGTAACCCAACATTTACCAAACTCAATAACAACATTTGATATTCAATTGGTATTGGAAATCCATGTTTCATTTGAATAACAACCGCTGCTCCTGCTATAACGTTAGCCCAAAATGTTTTGCTGAGATACCATTTTTTACCGGTAATTTCGCCTTCGACTATTTCGGCTACTGCCTTACTAACATTTTCATTGTTTGTCATTTTATTTTCTCCTTTAAATGATTGGCTGCGGTGGTTGAATTGGTCCAAGTCGTCCACCAAACCCGGTTGTGGTTACCGGGGAAGGCGCAGCTACTGGCATTGAAGCAACTGGAGTCACTGTTGGTGCTGAAGCTACTGGTGCAGGCGGCATTCCTGGGGGTTGATATGTTGTTCCGATATTTGCTGGTAGTTGAATTCCCCCATTGTTTGCTCCACCTAATTTTTCCTGTGTACGACCCCATGCTGCTACACCAATGATAGCACCCATGGCAATATGAAACAGTCCTGCACCTTGCAATGTCAGTGGTTGCCATTGTGTATTAATCGTGCCATGGAACATACCCTGTAGTACACTCCATAATATAGGAAACACTACAAAGTCGGCCGAGCATACCACAAGATATAACCAGCCCATGGCAGGACGCCATTTGCTGTTCATCCAGTCTTCTTTCTTCTGTTCAGACTGACTCATTTTTTCATATTCTTCTACGGACATTTTATACTCCTAATACATGCAATGCATGTTCGTAATGTTTTTGTCGATCCGCCAGTCCCATCGTTCCACCATTGATTTTCTTTGTTAGTGTTACAATATCGCCAAGATCGGCCCATTTGTTTAGGTTGTTGGTTTCCCAGAACCAACAAGCTGACTGCACACTTCCTTCAAATGTTGCCAAGTATTCTGGTATGTCATTGATATTGGTTTCAATGCTGTCGGCAAATGCTTGATAGTTATTGCGTCCGGTAAGTTGAATTAATCCTCTTCCGCAATAACGATATCCGTCCCCGCTGCTTTCGGGACCGTTGCCCATGCGATTGGCATACGCACGATTGGCAATGGCTTCTTGCTTGTGTGCATATCGTTGTGCTGTGGCAAGATCTTTAAAATATCTAGGCCAAACTCGTCTGAGACTTTCGGCACGATAGTTTAGATTTTCTTTGATAAATCGAAATCCTCCGCTTTCGTGGGCACATTGCGCTACAAAAGCAGCAACACGATGAGGGGTATTAATGTCATAGTCGGGCAAGCATTTTTCCATGGCACCGTGCCAATGATCAACATAGTCATTGTTGGGAATCAGTTGTGCCAATTGCTGTTGAGTTAAAATAAAATCGCTCATCGATTAGACCCTTCGAATATCTTCTTTTGTTCTAAATACCAGTTTTGCCACCCAATTACTTTTTCTCTGAGTTCGTTGTAGCGTCCGTAGTTTTCGACAACGGTTTCGACGATGTCACTTGCTCTAACATTGGAGGCACTTCCATCAGCGCTGGCGGGACTTCGGGCCACTTCATTTTGACTGGCATTGTTGATGAGCACGACTGTAGACTCAGGCACGACACAACGATCATCCAGCTGACGGGCAATGAGTTTTGCAGTTTCTTTATTGGCATTTTTTGTATCCTTTACAATTTTAACTCGTTCCACTATTTGAGTCTGTATAATAGTATTTACTGATTTACTTTGGTTTTCTGCTACTTTAACTTGTTCTTCCACGGCTTTGATTTTTGCCTGCCATGCTGCATCGCCGCTGCGAACTCCGCCGTAGTAAACCCCGAGTGTAGTAATCACTATACCTAGCAAATATGCAGGCAGGTTGTATTGACTAAAAAATGGAACATTTTTAAGAAATCGAGATCCTACCAACAATACAATACCCAATACCGTGATAAATTGAAATATCCAGGTTGGGAGTAAATTAATCATCCATTCTATTTGCCACATGTATTACCACCTTGTTTTTTCTATGACTACAGCTCGATCGCCATTGCGAATTAAAAACTTGTTGCCAATTTTATCAATATCGTATTTGCCTAGATATTTAGTTAAAAATAAACATTGGCTTTGACTGCTTTCATCAAGGCTTAATCGACCCGGAACAGTGTCTGCAACTGCTTCGTAATCACCGATAGCAATGAATTTGGCTTCGATGGGGCCAGCATATGGCTTGCTAAAAATCAGTGTATTGTCGTGTTCTAGTGTTACTTCTGTGCTGCCTTGATCGAAGAAATCTCTTACATCGTCATTTTTGATTTCTAATATTTTAGATTCATATTCTTCGGCAGACATGGGAATATGTTCAAGTATGCTTTCTTCTGTAAATTCTACACTGATAGGAGCCTTTTGATATCTAAAACGCCAATCATGGCTATCACATAGTTGGCCAACACCATTTAATAGTTCTCGCATTTGGCCGGGTAGTTCTTGGGTTCTAGGGATTTCTACAAATACTTGATACTGACCGTCGTGTTCTTCACCGGCACTCATGTCTGCATCCAGTATAAAAGGGTATCCCTTTTCAATGAATTCCACTAAATCCATAGCAGGATGTTTTTCTTTAACTCGAAACCCAAGGACTACAACATCTTGATCCTCGCCCATTTTGCTCTTGTATTGATCGATGGTAAAGAGGTCACTGACTTGCTCGTGTAGATCTCCGCTACGGAGACCTTCGTTTAGATTAGACTTCTGTCGATTCTTCTGCATCAGCTGGAGCCTCCTGTGCTACTTCGTCTGTGGCCGGTGCTGCTGTATTATGATAGCGCATTAGCTCAGCCATTTGATTATTCTCTTGATTTTCCTTTCCTATATAGATATCCTGCATGAGTTTCTTAGGCATTTCTATAGTTACTGTCCAAATAGGATGAGCATCAATTTTTCCCTTTTTGGTACCTGGACGGAAATCACTTGGGTCTTTAATTTTACGTGGAACCAATATGTGTTCTTTGGCATAGGTCACACGGCATCCATAATCATTTAATCTTCGTCCACCTGCCGGATCGGGCATTTCTGCACGGTCCCACATGAATGTGCATTTCACTGTATAACGATTCACAAAGGGGCCACGGCAGAGTTCTCCCTCCTCCCAATTCTTGAACACATAAACATCTAGTTCATCAATAACACGTTCAAAGTCCTTAAGAACTCGAAAGGCATCATTATTCTCTCCTAGAGTTTGTAGATTTTTAACTACATCAACGATATCATGGTGCATAGGCATTCTCTTTATCGAGTATTTATATGTTTTGATCCTGTTATTGATATACTGGCTATTTAGAGTAGTTTTTATTTGGTTTGTGTAAATACCTATGCAGGTCGATCTTCACGAAAGGGAGGTTAAAATTGCCTAAAGCTAGAAGAAGAGAAAACGGATCAGAAAATGATCCACGCTTTGTTAACAATAAAACTAACTTGATTCCAATCAAGCCATATCTTAAGAGAACTCAACAGGTACAGATAATTCCGAGAAATCTCAGTCAAGAAACTTATCTGGAACTGCTAAAAAATCCCAAAAAATATATAGTATTTGCTGTGGGCCCAGCAGGCACAGGCAAGACTATGTTGGCTGTTCAAATGGCAATCAAGTTGTATAAAGAGGGGATGATAAGTAAAATTATTATTACACGGCCAGCTGTAAGCGTAGATGAGGAGCATGGTTTCTTACCAGGCACACTGAATCAAAAAATGGAGCCGTGGACACGACCAATAATGGACGTTTTCGAGGAGTATTATCATCCAAAAGAGATTGCTGATATGATGGGGGATGGTGTTATTGAAATATCACCGTTGGCCTATATGAGGGGTCGTACATTTAAACATGCTTTCATTATAGCCGATGAAATGCAAAATGCTACACCCAGCCAGATGAAGATGTTGTTGACTAGATTAGGCGAAGGAAGCCGAATGGTAGTTACAGGGGACTTGAATCAAGCGGACCGTCCTAAGGAGAACGGCTTGCTACAATTTTGCGAACTATACGGCCAAGGGGGTGATTATCGTATGGTTGCGATGGCAAGGTTTGAGACAAGAGACGTAGAACGTCATCCTGTGGTTAGAGAAATTCTTGGTATTTACAAGGAGGCTGCTTAGTAGATATTATTAATTTATAACCCGAAGAAAAATCGCACAGCGTCGACCTGCAAATCGGCTGTGCGATTTTTTATTGTAATCGAGACAATTTTACCAAAACAGCCGCAAGATTAATCTCCGAATCGGCACAAATTACATGATCGACTAACCCTTGTTTAATGACCAGCAATGCCGAATCCTTTTGCTCTTCAGTACTGCCAAATAGATCTAGGTTGGTATACATCCACCGATAGATATCTTCCATTTCCTCCGGACGAGCACGACCGCACAGAAGTTTACGAGCAGCCTGTATCTTACCCTGCTTGAACAGTTCAATCATTTCAATACGATAATCACTAATGCCACTATCTTCCTGTTTAGGATTGATCAAAGCACCTTCAATGCTGTTTTGCTGTAGCAGATTAATACACTTACGAAGGTCTGGGTAAGTGGCTTTGACATATGTATCAAGTAGATCGAGATCAAACTCAATTTTCTCTTCTACCAGAATAGTAGCAGCTCTGGCAGTGAATTCGATTTGATCAATGGATGCAAAGTGCATCTGCTGACATCTACTGTGAATAGCAGGAATAATTTTGTTAGGATGATTACAAGTAAGAATGAATCTGCTGGTATTAGAGTATTCCTCCATGACACCACGCATAGCAGCCTGCGCCTCCGGGGTTAGAAAGTCTGCCTCATCCAGCAACACAACCTTAAACGGCCCAAATGGAATCATGCTGATAAAGTTAGTAATCCTATTTTTAACTTCGTCGATTCCGCGTTGTCTACTGGCATTGATTTCCAGTAGATCAAAATCTTCAATACCAATTTCATTTAACAGCAGTTTTGCCAGTGTGGTCTTTCCAATGCCCGGGCTACCACTTAACAGTAGATGAGGAATTGATTGATCTTTGATCCAAGTTTGAACTTGTCTCTTTTGCGATTCGTCTCGGAATACATATCCGTCAACAGTTTTCGGGCGATATCGTTCAGTCCAAAGTTCTTTTGCCATTTTTTCCCTGTAGCCAGTTTAAGATTTTTTCAATGTCAATTAGTGGTGGATGGTGGGGACAACGCCCCTGTTTATAATCACAGTTAACATTATACGGTTTTTTACAGATTTTGCAAGTGTTATCAGCCACGCAGACTTTCCATAGTAATGATCTTGTCTAAACTTGTGGCCAAGTCTTGATCATGTGTGATCACATGCAGAGATTGATGATGACGATCACGTTGCGGATCATATGTTCTTGCTTCGATAACAACACCGCCGGCGGCACGATAAACATTGAGACGCATTGGATGTCCGTCCAACACATCATCTCTATCGGACATTGTGCCTATTACCCTGCCTCTTCTGCCCACAGTAGCCCTGGTTGAATTTTCGTCTTCGTCTTCAACTGACATGATCCAGTTTATCCAGTTTCTCAGCCAGCGTCTAAATTTCATTATCATTTTTCATCCTTGAGTAGTTTGATAATTTTTTTCTGCTCGCGATCTTTAAGCCAGCGTTCTTCAGTATCGCCAAAGGTTGAGCAGCGGTTTAAGGCCTCGTCGATGGTTTCCTGGATCATGTACAGATCCTGTTTGATTTCCCATTGATTAAAGCCGTCGTTGTATGGACTGCTGCATTCTCTAGCAGCGGAATGTATTTGTCGGAGGATGTAGGCCACATCCCAGTTTTTTTTGAATCCCATGCTGTTATAATAACATGGGATTTATTAACATGTCAACAGTATTTGTTAACCAATTGCTCTAAGTACATCGCTGGGTTTTTCATCGGCGGTCATCATGATAGCATCATTGTCTATCATGCGTGATTCGAGGACTTCCCCGGATTCTAATTCAACTTCTACAGTTCTGGTCCAACGACCGTGTTCTACACACACCCAGTCGCCAATCTTTACTTCTTTCTGTTCTGGTCCGACAGCCCATACACGACCCCAGCGTGGATATATTCCTCGACTTTGTCCGTCGTCCTTTAATACAACAATTCCACTATTTGTACGTTGTTCGCCAAAATCCATATCAACAACAAAAACTTTGTCATGTAAGGGTCTAACTGTGCCTCTAACTTTCATTTATTCCTCTATTTTTTTAGTTTTAATAACCGGACGTGGCTGATCCAGCCCTTCGTAATATTCAGGTACTGCAGATTCTGGGGGAGATTCTGTTGTCTCTGTTGGTGTTCGTTTAACAATATTTGGTTCGTAATATTCGTTAACAATTTCTTCTCTACTACGAATGATCTTACCACCCGGTCCTAGTTCATCTCCACGAGCATTTACACGAGTATTTCCTATTGCGGGTGTTAATTCATTTTGTCTGATTAATTTTTCTAGATCAATTTCTCGACCTTGCATTGTTCTATAGACCATTTTATTTCTCCTTATTTAAAGAATTCTCGAATGTCTAAATTGTATTTAACACTGTTGATCCTATGAACATTTAAAAGATATAGACAATAGCTGGCTACGCTGCTGCCTCTGCCCACACCCCATACGATATTGTTTTCTTTCATAGTATCTACGAGATATTTGAGATATCGCAACAGATCTATCATGTCATGTTGATAGAATAATTCTAATTCCTCGACCACTCTTTGATATTCCATTTCATTGGTAGTTTGATCCAGCAAAAATCCAACGATTTCAAAATTTTTGTATTCTGCAGGCATAAACCATTGTTGCTGTAACCCTTGATCAAATTCCTGTATACTGACCGTTTCTTTGGGGAGAGTATGTAGTAAATCTATATTATCTGCGTTGGTTTTTACAGCAGCATTAAATTGATCAGGATGATCTATGTAAATTCCTTTGAGATTGAGTATGGTTTTGTTATATAACGAGTCAACAATTTCCTGTTCAGTAAGTTCAACTCTGCCGTATTGGTCAGTCTTCACTCAGTCCGCCTTGTATAATTTTGGGAGAAAATTTTGGTTTATCTCGGAAATTGAGATCTTCCCAGCTTGGAGCATCGCCAATTCCTGTGTCCACAGAATCTTGATTCCACCATAGGTCGCCGTCCATAACGAGATTAGCCGAGTCCAGTTCTATAATGGTATATTCTACACGATCGCCTATGAGGCTGTCAAGACTGAGATATCCAATATCAAAATATTTTTCAGCAATGGCAGAAAGTTTGTTATACAGTATAGCAGCAATGAAATAATCATACGGTTCGCAAGGCAACAATATTATATTGGTGTCTAAATTTACAGTCAGTTCGGTTAACGGATTAGACTGATTAATAATCAACCCATTATTTAGATAGTTGGCAATAAAATATTTGACTTTTTTAAGTCCTAAATTAACGTCAGTTGACTCAGAATTGTTTGGTTCTACTCCTATTCTAATGGAATAATGATTAGGAAGTATCAATTTCTCTGTAATAAGAGTACAGGTTATGTCTGCGGGCCAGGAAAAACTTTCAATATGATTAGTCAACATTTATTAAATCGTCTAGGTCTTTGTTTTGTTTCTTCATTGCAGAGTTCATTGTTTCCTGCTGTCTTTTATTTTGTTCTTCTTTTAGTGTTTCTAATATAATAACTACCTGTTGACAAATCATTCCTTGTCCCATACTGGCTGCTATATGATATTTTCTAGTCAGATCGAGTATTTTATTTTCTAATTCTTGATCTTTCAGTTTAGTAGGATTGTCGAGTAGTGGATGAAACATTTTATAGTGTGCCGGTTATTCCAAATCCAGTAATTTTCATAATGTAGCAAACAGCATGGAACGGTGGTATGTTAGTATGTGAATACTCAGAAATACCAGTCGATTCAATAGCCACAGGACCTCCGGGAATAGTTACATCTTTGTGAGCAGCTAATGTTATCGCTGTTGTTGAAGTGCTGGTTTTACGTCCGTTTGGTTCAACAGCACCGTACTCTACTCCATTTGCCCCGTTGTTATCGGCATCATCTTGAACTAGGCTAGGTACAATATGATGGTGACCGGGATCATTAACTAACCCGTCGTGACTGATATCAAATTTGGCTGGGCTGATTACTGCTGCGTGAGTATGGTTTACTAGAACAGTAGAAGAGCTACCACCTATTGCATATGCAGTTCCCATGATGTTTGTAGCAGCCTGAAAATTAGAATTGCCGGCAAATACATAATCAAACCCTGCGCCTACAATAAATCTATCAACAAGATTAGGAGTATCGTTTGTTCCGTTGCATAATGCCCATCCTGCAGGAATAGTTTCTACGGTGCCATACCACATGATAATACTACCATACGGCAGTATACTGTGAACAAACTGAGCACTAACTAAATCGGTACTGGTATTAGTAACCTGTGTTGTGGTGACCATGGTTGTTAAACGCATGGTATTGGTAACACCATTTCCGTAATCATCATAGGTTACTTCTAATTTATGTTTATTGGCATAGATAGATCCTATGTAATTAGTATAAGTTCCTGTAGCAGTATTAGCAGGAGTTGGAGATAGTGTAACAACCGTTTCTTGTTCTGTAAATGTTGGATTTGTAAAAGTAATTAAATCGTTAGGATTTACAGTACGAGTCCAATTTATATCATTCGGGACTATTGTAATAGTACTATTAGCAATAGAGTTTACAGTATATGTGGTTTTGCTTCCAGTTGAAAGATTAAAAGTGGAAAATCTTTCTATATCCGAAACATTGTCGAGTTCTAATGTAGGAGGGTTTGTTGTAGTAATTCTAACTACACGTTTGGTAATGCGATTTGGAATTAATGCCAACGCACCACTAGAAGTAGAATTTCTCATTACAGTGGTACGATTAGTTCCGGTGTTAAATGTATTTGTATCCCTTGAATTATTTAAAATTCCAATTTTTAAGTTTTTAAACCATACTGTATTGGTAGTTGTGTTACCGTCAAACACATAATCATTAAGTTGTTTAATAAATATAGGACCGGTGTTCGATTCGCTAAACAATTCAAAAATATTGGCAATACCTGCTGTTAATTGATAAGGATTATTTACGGGTCCTAAATCGGTAGTTCCTACGAAGTTTATGGCAGTATAGGATTCGTCTGCTGGAGTAACTGATAATTTTAAATTTCCAGATTTTCCGGTGCCGGGCCAATTTTCTACGTATAAATTGTGTAACCCGGAACTGAGATCAAATTGCTGATAACTTCCTAATGAATAGTCTATATTAATAACATCGGTTTGTAGTGCGTAAGAATAAACTTCCGTTGAACAATTTTTAAAATTAGCCGAGTCTATTGTATTACCACCAAATGTCGAAGTGGTATTGGTTTTTATAGTGGTTTGATCCAATAGGTCTACATTTTCATTCACATATCTAGTTGCTTCATGAATATTGTGAAAGTTATCTCTAAAACCCTGTGCGTCGTTGTACTGCCCCTTTACTGGAAAGTTTTGTTTGATTTTAGAAAGATAACTGGTTACTGTACTAGTCACAACATAGATCCTACTATTAATAACTATTTATTGAACTATAAACTGCTTAGTGAATTATGTATTAACTTTAGCAGACCGAGCATTGACTTTAGAATTGAGTTCTTATTACAGTGTGCCGGTTATTCCAAATCCAGTAGTTTTCATAATGTAGCAAAGAGCATAAAACGGTGGTATGTTAGTGTGCGAGTATGTAGAAGTACCAGCCGAATCGACAGTTATTGCGCCCGGAGGAACAGTTACATCTTTGTGAGGATCTAATGTTATCCCTGTTGTTTCATCGCTGGTTATACGTCCTGTTGGCTCAATAGGACCGTATTGCTTACCATTTGCTCCGTCATTATTAGCATCGGCTGATCTTAGGCTAGGTACAATATGATGGTGACCAGGATCGTTAACTAACCCTGTGTGCGGTATATCGAATTTAACTTCCTTAATTGATGCTGCGTGAGTATGGCTTACTAGAACAGTAGAAGAGCTACCACCTATTGCAGATGTAGTTTCCATAATGTTTGTAGAGGCCCGGGGATTAGGATTACCAGCATATACATAATCAGACCCTGCACCTACAATAAATCTATCAACGAGATTAGGAGTACCATTGGTTCCATTGCATAATGCCCAACCCTTGGGAATATTGCTCACTATTCCGTGCCATATGATAATACTGCCGTATGGTAATATACTATGAACAAACTGAGCACTGCATAAATCGGTACTGGTATTGGTAACCTGTGTTGTGGTGACCATGGTTGTTAAGTGCATGGTATTGGTAACATCATTTCCGTAATCATCATAGGTTACTTCTAATCTATGTTTATCGGCATAGATGGATCCTATGTAATTAGTATAAGTTCCTGTAGCAGTGGTAGCAGGAGTTGTAGATAGTGTAACAACCGTTTCTTGTTCTGTAAATGTTGGGCTTATAAAAGTAATTAAATCGTCAGGATGTACAGTATGAATCCAATCTATATCATTTGGAACTACTGTAACTGTAGTAGCAGAAACCAGGCTTACAGTATATGTAGTTTTGCTTCCAGTTGAAAGATTAAAAGTGGAAAATCTTTCTATATCCGAAACATTGTCAAGTTCTAATGTTACAGATTCGGGAGGATTTATTGCAGTAATTTGAATTACACGTTTGGTAATGCGATTTGGAATTAATGCCAACGCACCACTAGAAGTAGAATTTCTCATTACAGTGGTACGATTAGTTCCGGTGTTAAATGTATTTGTACCTGTTGAATTATTTAAAATTCCAATTTTTAATTTATTGACCCATGCAACAATAGTAGCTGTATTATTGTCGAACACATAATCATTAAGTTGTTTAACAAATACGGACTCAGAGTCTGACCCGCTAAACAATTCAAAAATATTAGCAATACCTGCTGTTAATTGATAAGGATTACTTACGGGTCCTAAATCGGTAGTTCCTAAGAAGTTTATGGCAGTATATGCTTCGCCTGCTGGAGTAACTGATAATCTTAAATTTCCAGATTTTCCAGCTCCGGGCCAATTTTCTATGTATAAATCGTGTAACCCGGCACTTAGATCAAATTGCTGATAACTTCCTAATGAATAGTCTATATTAATAACATCGGTTTGTAATTCATAAGAATATAGCTCAGTTGAACAATTTTTAAAATTAGCCGAGTCTATGGTATTACCGCCAAATGTCGAAGTGCTATTGGTTTTTATAGTGGTTTGATCTAATAGGTCTACATTTTCATTGACATATTTGATTGCTTCATGAATATTGTAAAAGTTATCTCTAAAACCCTGCGAGTCGTTGTCTTGCCCTTTTACTGGGAAGTTTTGTTTGATTTTAGAAAGATAACTGGTTACTGTATTGGCCACAACATAGATCCTACTATTAATAACTATTTATTGAACTATAAACTGCCCAGTAAATTATGTATTAATTTTAGCAGATAACGCATCAACCTTAGCATTGAGTTCTTGTATAGCTTTAATTAGTGGTGCTATAAATTCACTATATCCAAGACTTAACACATCTTCGCCACCTTTAACAGAGTGATCCTGATATCCGCCAAAATCTATGCCTTTGCTATCCAATACAGATTTAACTTCTTGAGCAATTAATCCATGGTGATATCTGGTTCTAATTTTGCTGCCATCATGCACAAGATTAGACATTCGAATTGATTGTTGCCAAGCTGACATGATAGAGTTGTAAGAATCTAACGCGATATTATATTCTGCTGTTTGTTCTGCTGTAGGATTGTTGGGTAGTTCTGGTTTGACTATATCGGGTCTTGCTGGTTTATAATCATCTCTCATATCCCATTTATAATCTACTGGACGTAGAGATAATACAAAATCCAATCCTAATAGTGTATCTCTAATTTCGGCCTTGTCTCTTTGATCAGATCTATCTTGTACTGCACCATGAGCAAATGTAGTTGTACCGCTACCGCCTAGCTGAACTTGATTATTATTTGTAACTACGCTATTGTATCCCAATGCAGTTGTGTTACTAAATCCGCCTGTAAATAAATTTGATGCATTGTATCCTATTGCTGTATTATTATTGCCAGTGATAGGATCTGCACCGCCAGTTAAAGCCCCACTGCCGATCGCGGTGTTACCGCTGCCACTAATAAATTTTCCAGCTTGATAACCTATCAGCGTTGAATTGCTTCCTATGGTATTGTTTAATCCCGATTCATAGCCCATTGCAGTATTATTATCGCCCGTAGTGCTCTTAAAAAGAGCCTCCCACCCGATTGCTACATTACCAGTTCCGCCAGCTTGAGCACTATTGAGAGCTTTATAACCAATCCCTAGATTAGTACCATCCGATGTGCTGGATTCACCGTGGCCTATCATTATATAGGTTGTACTAGTAGGGTCCCCTAACCTAATAGTATCTTCGGTACTGTTATAAACCAAACGGTTAGTTCCTGTAATACTACCATCTGCTTGACCATATGCTATATAAGTGGGGGTCAATGATCCAGCACCACCCCCACCTCCTGCCGAAATAACCAATTGTCCATTGGTGTAGATATTACCGGCATATAAATCGCCACCAATACCAACTCCACCGGAAACAATCAATGCTCCAGTGGTTGTAGAGATCGATGCGGCTATACTATAGATTGTTGCAGTATTACCGATATTCAATCTACCACCAATACCAACTCCGCCAACAACAGTCAAAGCACCGGTGGTTGTAGAGGTTGATACGGCTGTACTGTAGATTGTTGCGGTATTACCGATATTCAATCTACCACCAATACCAACACCTCCTGCTACCTGTAATGCACCTGTAGTAGTTGATATAGAAATAGTAGTATTAGTTATTGTGAATATTCCAGCAAATGGACTTGTTATTCCAGCACCGGTTGGACCACTCGGGCCGCTTGGACCACTCGGGCCGCTTACTGTACTACCCGAACCACTCGGGCCGCTTGGACCACTCGGGCCGCTTGGACCACTCGAGCCGCTTGGACCACTCGGGCCGCTTACTGTACTACCTGGACCACTCGGGCCGCTTGGACCGCTCGGGCCACTTACTGTACTACCTGAACCACTTGGACCGCTTGGACCGCTTGGACCGCTTGGGCCACTTGGACCACTTGGACCACTTGGGCCGCTTACTGTGCTACCTGTAAACACACTACCATTGATATATAATCCAACTGAATTGACTTTGATTCGTTCTGTTGTACCAGCAGCAATAATAACTGTACTGCATAACCCACTGGTAACAACACTACTACCAATAATAGTGTTGTTGATACCTGTGGTGAGTGCTCTACCTGCGCACATACCAATTGCTATATTACAACCAGCGGCATTGCTTGAATATAATGCATTACAACCAATTGCAATACTATGATTACCTGTGCTATTATATATTAATGCACAATGACCAATTGCTACATTATAATTACCTATGGTATTATCTTCTAATGCACGTCGACCAATTGCGGTATTATTACGGCCTGTTGTATTATTTTTTAATGCACTATAACCAATTGCAGTATTATCATTACCTGCAATATTACATTTTAATACACCACCATCACCAATTGCAACATTACCATCCCCGCCGCTATTACAGCACATTGCACACGGACCAAGTGCAACATTACCCTGACCTGTCTTATTACATTTTAATGTAGCATAACCAATTGCAATATTATGATTACCTGTGGTATTATATCTCATAGCATATCGACCAATTGCGGTATTATTACTGCCGAAGGTATTTCCACATAATGCATGAAGACCAATTGCAACACTAGCACGACCTGTGGTATTACATTTTAATGCATTATAACCAATTGCGGTATTATAAGAACCTATGGTATTACATTTTAATGTATTATAACCAATTGCGGTATTATTAACAGCTATGGTATTAAATTTTAATGCACTACCACCGATTGCAGTATTATTACAACCTGTGGTATTACATTGTAATGCACCCAAACCAATTGCAGTATTAGCACAACCTATGGTATTGTCAACCATTGAATAACAACCAATGGCAAAGTTATGTTTACCTGTACTACTCGCTAACGTGGTTGCACCGCCAATCTTTAATGAACAGTTTGCATCCAAAGTGGCACTGACTCCACTTGGTCCACTTGGACCACCAGTAAATGCTGATCCATTGATATATAATCCAACGGAATTGACTTTGATACGCTCTGTTGTACCGGCAGCAATGACGACTGTACTGGATAACCCACTGGTAACAACACTGCTACCAATAATGGTGTTGTTGACACCTGTAGTAAGTGCCGCACCTGCATTGGCACCAATTGCTATATTACAACCAGTGGCATTGCTTAAACATAATGCCCTACAACCAATTGCGATATTATGACTACCTGTAGTATTGGAATATAATGCTTTAAAACCAATTGCAGTATTACAACCACCTGTGCAATTGTTTTCTAACGCACCGTAATTAAATGCGGTATTGTAGTTGCCCACTCTGTTATATTTTAATGCTTTATTACCAATTGCAATATTACCACAACCTGTAGTATTACGTAATAATACCTCTCGACCAATTGCAGTATTGTTAAACCCATAGGTATTATATTTTAATGGGGCAACACCAATTGCAACATTACTACTACCACCAATGTTACAGTATAATGCACTAAAACCAATTGCAGTATTAAAATTACCGTAATTATTACATTTTAATGCATTACAACCAATCGCAGTATTATTATCACCTGTGGTATTATTCAGTAATGCATAAAAACCAATTGCAGTATTGTTATTACCAGTGGTATTGTTAAACAATGCCCACCGACCAATTGCGGTATTGTTATTACCTATGTTGTTCCTACATAATGCATGACTACCAATTGCAGTATTATTATTACCCGAGCTATTGAAGAGTAATGCATTACGACCAATTGCAGTATTGTAATTGCCCGTAGTGTTAGATTTTAACGCATTATATCCAATAGCAGTATTATCAGTACCTGTGTTATTACATTGTAATGCACTAAAACCAATTGCAGTATTACTACAACCTGTGGTATTATCAACCATTGAATAACAACCAATGGCTACATTATGCTTACCTGTACTACTGGCTAATGTACCAACACCACCAATCTTTAATGAACAGTTTGAGTCTAAACTGGCACCGACTCCACTCGGGCCACTGAAATTACCATAAATGGTTCCACCAACATACAAGTCTCTACCAATCGCTGCCCCACCTTCGACAATTAATGCTCCTGTGCTTGTTGAGCTGGCATTTTCTGAGTAGCTAGAAATCTTTGCCTGTCCGCCTACATGTAACCAAGCTGTTGGATTAGTTTGACGAATACCTACATAATTGTTAGTTGACCCATCTTTGATGTAAAGCGGCTCATTTGGCCCCAAGCCCATTGCAGAATTCGAAGTAGGGCCAAATTTCCATACTGATCCTTCTTTTCTAAAGTCAAAAACATCAACGCCACTAAACCAACTTGCTGCAAGAGTACCGTTGTTCATGTAAATGTCCAACGGACTTCTTGGACTTCCGGTTCCCGATGCACCGTTTAACACGGCTAGTTTTTTACCGATCCATACATCACCTCCAATACCAACCCCGCCGTTTACTACAAGAGCACCGGTCAATGTCGAAGTAGCTGCGGTATTTTTTGCATCTATTATTAATGAACCATTATAATTTATAATAGCAACATTCTTATTCCCGTCATTATTTTGTAGTACAATTGACGAAGTATTTGATCCTGAATTCTTAAAGAACACAGTGGGAGTATGACTAGGGTATGTTGCACCACTATTATTAGTAATAGATGATTGATCACCGACCTGTATACCTCCTCCGATGCCCACTCCACCTCTGACCTGCAATGCACCTGTAGCAGTTGACAAAGCAGCAGTTATATTGGTAATGGTGAATATACCATCAAATGGATTTGATATACCTCCTCCGCCATTTAAATTACCATAAATGGTTCCACCGACGTATAAATCTTCTCCAATGCCCGCACCGCCTTTTACCACAAGAGCTCCGGTTACTGTGCTTACACTATTTGTAGAAGTAGAAACTGAAATACTTGGAGAGGTTAATAGTCCAGTGAATGGTCTATAAAATAATCCCGAATCAACAGCAATATCGTTATTGGAATTGGCACTGGCGGACATTGTGGGATAAAGGTCGCTATTGGCATTGCTTTCTGCTGTGTAGATTTTATTTGCATTATCTGCATTGCCCACTGATACAGTTGATGTACTGACCCAGGTAGCAGTATTGGCATTACTTTGTAAAATGTAACCAGCACTACCTATAGGTATATATGCTGTAGTATTGGCAGCACTTTGAATAGGGATACTTCCGGCCGCTCCGCCGGCAATATTGCTTGATAATGTAGGACCACTGGGTCCGGTCGGTCCCCTATCTCCCTGCGGTCCTTGTATGCCTTGTGGTCCTTGTACGCCTTGTACACCTTGTGGTCCTTGTACGCCCTGTGGTCCCTGTATGCCTTGCGGTCCTTGCGGTCCTTGTGGTCCTTGTGGTCCTTGTACGCCCTGTGGTCCTTGTACGCCCTGTGGTCCTTGTATGCCCTGTGGTCCTTGTGGTCCTTGTACGCCTTGTACGCCTTGTGGTCCTTGTACGCCCTGTGGTCCTTGTGGGCCTCTTGGTCCTTGTGGGCCGCTTGGTCCTGCCTGTACCAATGATCTAACCTGCTCTACGGTTATATATTGATAAACAGCAGAATCCTGCACAATAAACTTAGTTTCGCCTTCGGATGGGTTTGTAAGCTGCGGAAGTAAAGCGATATTAATGTCAGGTCGGAATGTCATAGCTATATTTATCGCCCTATTTTGCTCTCTAATTCTTTAATCTTCTTTCCTAACTCTTTAATAGCTTCTATTAATAAAGGAACTAATTTTTCATATTTTACAGTTAGATATTGTTGATCAATTGGAGCAGGTGCTGTTGCTTCCTCTAAAACAGCCTTAACCTCTTGAGCACTAATGCCAACATGCTTTTTAAATTCATAACCTAATTGTGTGGCCGCTTCATTAGGAGTATAATAGAATCCATTGAGACTTTCTATTTTATGTAGCGCATCTGGTATATTACCTAATCGAATTTTAAGCCTATCATCCGAATAATAAGCAGTAATTTCATTGATGGCAACAATTTCTCCAGCAATCCCAGTTGGTGCTATTCCTACACCGAGACTTCTAAATCGAACATTGCTGGTTGTATATAGATCTTGATCAGTATTGACATTACCGGGAGCTCCAGCTGGGCCGCTTGGCCCACTGGGTCCTGTTGGTCCGGGACCGCCTTCCGGTCCACTGGGTCCACCGGGTCCACTGGGTCCTGTTGGTCCACCTGGGGGTCCTATGGGCCCTTGAGATCCACTTGGGCCGGTCGGGCCTATCGGGCCGCTTGGTCCCGAGACATTGCTAACACCACTTGGTCCAACCGGTCCACTTGGTCCGCTTGGTCCACTTGGTCCCGAGACATTGCTAACACCACTCGGTCCGCTTGGGCCACTTGGGCCACTTGGTCCACTTGGTCCCGAGACATTGCTAACACCACTTGGTCCACTTGGGCCACTTGGTCCACTTGGGCCACTTGGTCCCGAGACATTGCTAACACCGGTTGGTCCACTTGGGCCACTTGGTCCACTTGGGCCACTTGGTCCCGAGACATTGCTAACACCGGTTGGACCTCTATCTCCCTGCGGTCCTTGTACTCCCTGCGGTCCTTGTACGCCTTGTGGTCCTTGTGGCCCTTGTACGCCTTGTGGCCCTTGTACACCTTGTGGTCCTTGTACGCCTTGTGGTCCTTGTACACCGACACCTGTAGGACCGCTTGGTCCACTTGGTCCTGGAACATTGCTAACGCCGGTTGGACCAAGCGGCCCGCTCGGCCCACTTGGACCGCTTGGTCCTGAGACGTTGCTAACGCCGGTTGGACCTCTATCTCCCTGCGGTCCCTGTACACCTTGTGGTCCTTGTACACCTTGTACACCTTGTACACCCTGCGGTCCTTGTACGCCTTGTGGTCCTTGTACGCCTTGTGGTCCTTGTGGTCCTTGAACGCCTTGTGGTCCTTGAACGCCTTGTGGTCCTTGTACGCCCTGCGGTCCTTGTGGTCCTTGTACGCCTTGTACTCCCTGCGGTCCTTGTACTCCTTGCGGTCCTTGTGGTCCCTTTGGTCCTTGCGGTCCTCTTGTTATTGCGCCAGCAGAAACCATCAACTGAGCAGTTTGACTTACAGTTAAGGTTTGGTTAACACTGCTGTCCTGTACAATGAATAGTGTTTCATTGAGGGTAGGATTAGTAAGTGCCGGTAATATGCTAATATATGGTCTCATAATTTAAAAAAGTACTCCTGATCCATCTCTAATAGTGTATTTATAATTACCCTATCGTCATGGTGATTGGTTGATTAAACGGCATATATAAATACCCGTTAACTGCCCCCTGTAAACTACTTAAATTGTTGTAAGTTCCTGTACTGACTGATGCCGGCGCACCGCCATCCCAATAATATGTTTCACTTAAAAGATTTTTTACTGAAGTGGCAGTTATTATATTCAATACATCTGTTGCAGTCATCCAAGGACGAGCCTGCAGTAATAGACTAGCTATGCCAGCAACCTGAGGACCCGCGTAACTTGTTCCGTTGTCTTTATTGAGATAGTACCTGGTATCCCGTGAATCTTGTACTGGGAATTTACCAGAAATTGAACGACTATTGCCCCATGCTCCTGCAATATTGTCTCCGGGAGCAAATATATTTACTCGTGGGCCGGTATTGCTGTAAGTTACTTTATGTTCCGGTGGTACAGCCCCAATTGATCCTACACAGATCACTCCAGGTGCGGCACTGGGAGTAGGGCCTCGGTGATAAAATGCTCTATACAATATGCCACCAGAGACGAAAAAAATTTCATTGTCATAATCTGGTCCTGTGGGAATATCTATTTTATGTGCAGAATTACCAGCTGCTGATATAACTATAACACCTGCAGCAATACATGCTTCGACATCTGCATCAACTGCAGGGTTTCTGAAAGGTGCGGATCCGCCAATATTTAAATCAGTAATATCAATGGTTCCGAAATTGTTGTCGGTAGTATTGATATTATAAGTAGTTCCTCTGTATAATATAGAGGTTAGTTGGATGTTTGCATAGGTAATACCGGACCCATAACTAGCGTTAACTACAGTGGGTCTACGATAACCTGTGGCTGGATCTATTGGTTTTCTTTCGTGAAACAATCTAATTGCTTGCCAGCCCAACTGAGCACTTATTAATCCCAACACCGCACCTGTGGTAATATCCAGCTCCGGTTGTCCCTGGGCTCTTAATCCGGAAGGTATACATCTTAAACTATAAATATTAGCCTTAGGTGCCCATCCACAGGTATTTCCTGCTATAATACTTGCACAATAAGTACCGTGTCCCCTACAGTCTCCAAGGTATCCACCATAATATGATGATGACTCTATTCCGGGTATCCCTAAACTTGCCCAGTTAAAATCAACAACACGACTTCCACCAGTACCGTCGGCATTCACAGCAAGCTCCGGATGTCCTGGTTCTACTCCACTATCTATTATAATTACATCAATTCCAGTACCGTCGAGATTAAACGTATACGGTGTAGTGACAGCGTTTGACGCACCAAAATTATCTGTTTTATTAATACAGCGACTTAGCCCCCAATTTTTCATAACTGAGGTTACTGTACCACTTTTATCATATTGTCCTGCTCTTGTTCCATAGAGTGTGGGAAATATACCAAGTTCCTCCGGAATACGATGTACATCTCTTATTCTGGGATCATTTTTTAAGATTTCGGCTTCTTGTTCTGTTAATAAAAATATACCGTTGTACAGACTGCCGGGTTGACAATCTGTACATTCTACCGATCGACTGGGTACAAAATCATCACCAGTTTCGGCATGTAACTCTTGATGTATGATTTCTTTTAAATTCGGATGATCGGCCACTACATAATAATTATACATCATGTTATTTGTGTCCTTCCATTGACTGTGTACCAACGTGTGCCATCATAATAACATGGCTGGGCTCCGCCTGTAGCATCGATGACAAATACCATAGCACCTCTTTGTGTTATAGCGCCAATGGCACCTAATCCTGCAGTAGTAGATGTTGTCAATACAAACGGAGCATTAACAGTAATTTGCCCTGCAGATTTCAAGTTTAAATCATTTGCACTGGTAATATTGGCAGCGCCGACACTGGTCACAGTTAATGTGTTTACATACAATGTAGCAATTGTATATGTT